CATTACAAGTTCCATCATCTAAAGTTTTAACATCTATTATTACTTTATATGTTTTACCTGATTCTAAAGTCCAAGCACCATAAGATAAATTTGTTCCGCTTCCTCCTCCAGTTCTAGTAGCAAGTCCGTTTGTCGTATTTATGGCCCAATTAGTTCCTACTGTCCACCCAGCAGAAGATGAAAAATCAAATTCTACCCTCTCTGATTCAAAAAGAGTAGCGTTTGTGCCACCAAAAGGATCTGATTGACTCGCAGTTAAGGTAGTAGTCACATTACTCCAACTAGAAAAAGTCTCTGACTGAGTTACTAGGTTTTCTCTATAATCAATAATTGGAGAATTTAAAGATAAAACTCCATCGTTATCACCTCTCACATCGACCTCTGTATTATCAGTAGATCTCCTTACCCTCACAATAGGACCACCAAAACCAATATTTCTACAAGAAAAACCACACGCGATTCCACTTGGAAATCTAGCTATTAAAGGATCGCCTTTATATCTAAATCCAGCGTCATAAGGCTCAAGAAAAATTGACTCAGAGCCACTTATATTTAAATCATTTAATTTTCTATTATATTCTCTAAAAGTCCCGTCAGAAAATTCGTGATAATTTGAACCAGTTCCTTTTCTAGCTAAATAATCTCCTGTTAGCTGATTTCTATATTCAACCCAAACACCACTCGACGTAGAAAAATCGGTGTGAATTTGACCTTTGAGTGGACTGCCTTCTTGATATGCCATTACTAGAATCTACACTTAAAAGTGTTTATTTCCCACTAGGAAAATAAAGTTCTCTTTCTAGTTTTCTGAATCTAGCATCAGAATGCCAGATCTCATCATTCTGAGGCGTATAGACTCCTTTATTTGTTTGAATCGGAACTCCCTTCTCTAGATTCAGCGTAGAAGGCTGATAGATATTTAAAACTTGCGTCTTCACGGATGAGTTCGTCGCGCAAGAGGTCAGCACGATCAGGATCACCGCCATCGGCGCGAAGATCTTCGATCTCTTGAATAATTCTTTTCCTAGTTTTTTCATGATTATGCCTTAATTCTATGTAGAAGAGCTTATTTTTTAAAGATAAATATAGCTCAATTGATTTTAAAACACTTTTAATTAAGGTAAGCATCTATATTTTGGTCTACATATTGTTCTACAGTTTGCCACTTATAATCACCCACAACCTCTAATAATTTTGAATTATCTGCTTTTGTAAATTTTTGATATTGACCTTTTAATTCTTTTGGCATTGGGATCTCAGTAATAATTGTATGAGATCTAGATTTTATAATATCTGCAATATCTCTAAATGAAGTAGTTTGTCCTGTCCCAACATTAAATACTCCAGAAGCGTCAGACATTAGCATTCTATAATGCATTTCACATACATCATCTACAGAAACAAAATCTCTTTTATATTTTTCGCTTTTCTCAAAGATTTTTATTTCACCGTTTTTTTGAGCTTGTTTAATAAATTTTGATACAGGACTAGCTTGCTTTCCTTTTTTGTCTTCACCTAATCCATAAACATTGAAATATCTAAAACCTTGATATGGATAGCTCTGATTAAGAAGCCAGCAATCAAACATATACTTGCTAAATCCATATGGGTTCAATGGTTTGCAAAAATTAGATTCATTAAAGTTTCTTGATGCACCGTAAACGGAAGCGCTACTTGCATATTGAAATTTAACTTCTATTTGAGAGCAAGTTTCGTAGAGCTTTTTTGAGTATTCAAAGTTTTCTTCTACTATCTTTTTTACGTTGGTCTCTGTGGTGCTGGAATTTGCACCAAGGTGAATTACAATATCTTGGTTTAAGATGTCTGGTTGTCCAGAATTGCCAAGATTTATGTCAAATCTAGTTACATCATAACCTCTATGTTCTAGGAACGCAGAAAGATTCCCTCCAATGAATCCTCCTGCACCAGTAATTAATACTCTATTCGCTTTCACTGTCTTCTTCTGGATTTTCATCAGAAGCCTCTGAGTCTTTAGGCTTTTGAGGATACTCGCCTTGCAGCAAGCTATCTAGAATATAAGCTTTTATAACTGATTCATCAAAATCAGATTCGCCAATTTCACACAAGATTTTATCAAGATCTTCATCTCCCGTTTCTTTATCTAAATCTGCTTTCGCAAAAAAATCAAAGTTATCAGAGACTGTAAATGATTGAATTAATTCAACAACTAATTCATCATTTTGGAAATACTTGTTAAGAGAGTAAGAGGAATGGCTAAATTTAGCTTCCTCCTCTGGTTCTTCCCCCTCTAAAAGTTCTACATTCCCTTGTTGTTTTTTATATTCTTTTAAAACCCAGATTTTCTTGGTGTAATCTGAGGCATTAGGGAATTTCATGTCAGCATCAAAGGAAATACTTTGATACAACTTATGGTCCAAAAACTTTACTGTGTAAGGCATTTAGAGTGTCTTACACTAATTATGAACTTTTTACCTTTGAATTTTCGGGTTTAGACTCTTCTACTTTAGCGGTCAATTCTTCAAATGCAGAAGATTTTTCTTCATCTGACATTTTTTCAACATTTGCCTCTACCTCTTGAATAGCAAGATTGTGCATAATATTGATCGCTTCTGCCAAAGTAACCCGAGACACCATTTCAGAAGTAAGCATAGCCTTAAGGCTTTTAATATCCTCTTCTGTCATGACTAATCCCTTTCTTTACTTGCATAAATCCTAATATCAGGCTGATTTGAACCCTTCTCTTTAAAAGAGTTTGGAAAACAGACAATTTTTACATCATTACCTTCTGAATCCTTAATGGACCCACTGTAGTAAGATTGTTTTTGCCCGTCAACTCTCCAAAGCGCACCTAATTCACGCTTCTTCCATTCATCGTTTTGTTTAGTGTTTTCACTCATAATTATTTATTATTAAATCTACCTTCGACGCTTTTCCAAAATTCTTCTGCGCCCATAGCAAGATATCTGCCCTTCAGGTGTTTGTAAAGTTTTTTTTGGATATGATTAGCATTTTTTTTATCGTAGCCAATAAGTTGACGAATTTTAGTAGCAACTGATCCACTCATGCTTTATGATCAACCTTACTTGGCTTTTTTTCAATAAAAAGTTTAATATTCTTTTCTCCTTTTAGAACAGAGTCAGAGACAAACGGAGTTATTTCAGATAGAATCTTCTTGCTCAAAGCTTCTATCTTTACATTTTCATTGATAATACTTTTAATAGTTTGTTTTATGTATTTAAAATCGAAACTTAAATTAATATCATTGTCTTTAAGTCTATTTTTTAATCTTTTTAATTTCATCCATAAAAGTCTCCTCAACCCCTTCTCATCAATTTGTTTAAGAGGGAAACACTCATCTACAAGAGATAGTATGTCTGGATGTATCATCAAGTTGTCTTTATCTGAGGCAACACCTTGGAACCCCATTGATAACTGACTGTTAGAGATATCGCTTGTTAAGAATATTTTACAGTTCGTAAAATCAGCCATGTCTCCATTGCTCATCTGAAATTTACCATGTTTAAATATTTGGTTAAATAAAGGTATCGCGGAGTTATCGACCTTATGAAAATCATCTATAATGATTACGCTATTTGGAGATATTAAAACCTTTTCACATATAGATGTATTGTTTCCTTGGGATGTAGCAATCTTATGTGGTGCAAAGGTGTCTGCAAAATGGACTCCGCTGTAAGATAGAACATTTACTCCATGTTTTTGTAGAGTATCTTTAAACAAGTCCATAAAATAAGATTTACCACTGAATCTTGAACCGCTAACGACATAGCATTCTGGGGCAGAAAAATTATCTGTCTTTTTTATACCCAAACCAGAAAGAATAATTTTATCTTTTAGTTTTTGAAGTAGTTCATCTTGACCTACAAGAGATTTGCTAACGCAAGAAAAAACTTTTTCTACTATTTTTTGATTATTAAGAGGATTTGTTTTCTTTTTAAAGAAATCTTTTAGGTGACAGAGTTTTACCTCTGGTATCATATCTGACACTCCTTCGGTCCATTTTTCTAAACTTTCATTTAGTTTTTCTAAAAGTTTTGTGTGGTCTTTTTCTGGGTCTAAAGCAGCAGCCATAGTTTGTTCCTGCTGGCTTTTGATTGATGGTGTCACATGCCAAAAATTTACTTTTGCTTGCGCTCCACAATGATCAATAATGTCTATTGCTTTATCTGGATAAAACTTATTTGGTATATATTTTTCACAGTAACCAATTATGTTGTCTAGGAATTCATCACTATATGTAATGGTGTGAAAATTTTCATAATAAGAAACTATCGTAGGTAAAATTTCTTCCATTTGAAACCTAGATGGCTCTCTGATTATTACCCGTTCAAACCTACGGTCTAGCGCTGTATCTTTTTTGATTGTATTTGTATATTCATTGATGGTGGTAGCCCCAATGCAGCTTATTGTCCCTCTGGCTAGCTCTGGCTTTAATATATTAGAGGCTTCTAAAGAGTTGTTATTGGCTCCTCCTGCTCCAATCAATGTATGGACCTCATCTATAAACAAAATTAGGTTGCTATATTTTTTAGCTTCATTTACAAAATCTTCTAGTCTCTTCTCAAACTGACCTCTGTATTCCGTGCCAGCAACCATGCTGGATAAACTAACAGAATATATCACTTTGTTAGCAATAAGTTCGGGTGCATCTCCCGCTACAATTTTACAAGCTAACCCTTCTACTAGAGATGTTTTTCCTGTTCCTGCTGGACCAACTAAAAGAGCATTTGGTTTCTTTTTTCTACAGAGAATTGTTGCCACTTCATCAATCTTGCCGTCAAAATCTACAATTTTATCAAACTCTTTATTTAGTGCTTTTAGATTTAAATTTTCTGCAAACTGACACAAAATTTCGTTCTTATCAAACATGTCAATCCAATCCTCTGGAGTTTCCACGTTCATAATGGAAGAGGCGGTAACTGGATCAAAATCTTTTACAACTAAAGAACACTCAGTAATAAAACCCAAAAACACTTCATCTGAATCTTCATCACCTTTTGGAAAAAGATTTTTTATAACCTTTGGATAATGGCAGTCATCAAAGAAAACCATAAGGATTACTTCAGGGGCTATGTAATCTAACTTAAAGTTTTCTTTACAGATTGTTTCTACTTCTTTTAAAAGTTTTCTTGTGTCCGTTTTTAAAGTCTTTTTAGAGTGTTTATTCTTGCGCTTTTTGCTCAAGACGCTTCTAGACTCCTTTAACAAGTCTTTAGGATCTATATTTACTTTTTTAAAGATAGAAGCACATGATTGACTTAAATCACTCAAAAAACAATGGAAGAGCAAGTCAACATCTGCTCCGTTTCTGTGTAAAATACCTGCAAGTTCTTTTGTCTTCTCAAGAACTCCTTGTATATGTGGGGTAAGGGGTAAATTAAGCATTTTTAGCTTCTCTTAACTTCATGTAAATATTTGTCTCAACTGAGTTGATATTATCTACAAAAAATGTGTCTCTGCTTTTTGACCCATTGAGAACAATAACTTTGTTTTTAGCTAACTTATATCCACTTCTTAAGAAGTCGGAAAGCCTCTCTTCTCTTGCGTTATCCATGAATAGAAAGTTTTTTGTGGCTGTATTATCACAGATTGAAATCATCATGTATTTGTTACCATTCTGAGATGTTCTAGTAAAGAAATCTTTTACCTCACCCACAACTTGGAAGTTTTGTCTATCTACAAGGTCTTCTATTTGTTTTAAATCTATCAGTGATGAATATCTGTCTTGAAAACATTCTCGCAGATTATGGGAGTAACTATACCCAAGAAGAGAACTTTCGTATCTCCATTTAGCAAACATTTCATGCTTTCTGTTTTGATTATAGATTTTTTTATACTGATCAAATTTACTTTTAAATGTTTTAAATCTTTTCTCTGCCATTATTGGTCTATTGTCATCTCCTAGAGTTTGTTTCTCTAGCACCTCTGATATTGCATTCAGTATATCATAACCAAACCTATCTCCAATTTTGCAAAAGTTTCTCTTCTCTCTATCAGTAAGAAGATTAAAAGCTTGAGCCTCAAGGACCATGCGAGTTCTATTAGTTCTCGCATGATCCATTGTCCCAGCTTGAATTAAAGCAGCAAGGATTGATATGTTGATACCGCACTGCTTTGCAGCCAAGAAAACTTCATATTTATTGTTGAACTCCATGCCTCTGAAATCAATAAGACTTTGTATTGATTTGAGAGAGATGCCCTTAATGCTATTTAATCCATAGCGAATATTGCCATCTTCAATAGTAAAATCAAAATCAGATTTGTATAAGCAAGGTGGTAGCATTTCCATCCCGAAATCTGGAAGCTCTTCATTTACTCCAGAGATTGTTTGTAAGGGTTCTGGATCAAACTCGGCACACTCAAGAATAGATAAGAAAAATTCATGAGGATATTTGTGTTTTAGGTAAACTGTTTTGGCGGCGAGGTCAGCATAAGCGAAACTATGGGATTTGTTGAATGAATAGTGGGAAGCTGCTACTAGAGAGTTCCAATAAAAGTCTGCTATTTCTTCTGTTAAGTTTCTAGATGCTGCCGCATCATAAATTCTATCTTTCCATTTCGGCATCTCCTCTACTTTTTTCTTGCCAACAATTCTTCTTAAGACTTCTGCATCCTCAAGTGTTAGTCCGAAAACTTTATGAGCAATTTGCATTAACTGCTCTTGATACAGAATCACGTTTTTAGACCAAGATAAGATAGAGTCTAGCTCTGGATTTAAATCTAGTTGAGAAGGGAAATCTTTTTGTGTTTTATATACTCCAACAAACTCAAGTGCAGCAGGTCTAGCCAAAGCGACAACATCAGAAAGCTCGTTTATATCTTTTGGTTTTATCTCCCTGCAAACTTTAAAGTTTGTCTCAGCGGAAATTTGAAACAACCCCATAGGATGCTTAAAATCTTGCAGTATCTCATAGATCATCTCGTTATTAGCATCTATGTCTTCTATATTGATCCCAACTTTCTCGCAGGTTTTATGAGCGATTGTTAAAGTCCTCAAGCCAAGAATATCAAACTTAACCATGAGGTCTGCGACATCGTTCATGTCATAGCCAGTAACCAAGTCTCCGTCTTTTGTTTTTTGTAGAGGAACAATGTTTTCAATGCTCTCTGAACAAATAGCGATACCTGATGGATGAACTCCTGTATTCTTTGGTAGGTTCTCTATTTTTAAAGCATTTTTAAAAGTCATCTCATGGTTTTTAACCCACTTTTTAAATTTGTCAGTCTCGTCTCTAGCTTGTTTTAAGGGGAAAACAACACCGTGTAGCTTTGGTATCATATCAGAGACTTGATTAGCCTCATCCTCTTTAGCCTCGTCAAAATATTTTGTAGCTTCTCTTATACAAAGCTTTGAACTAAAAGTATTAAATGTTAATATTTTAGCAGTCCTGCCTTCGTGTTTACGCTCAATGTATTGAATTACTTTATATCTTTGATCATAAGATATGTCTGAGTCAACGTCAGGCAAAAGACTTCCTACAAGGAACTCTTTGCCCCTTTTGTCGGTAACTTTTTTGGCCCGTGATTTAGACACAAATCTCTCGAAGAAAAGATCGTGAGGGATAGGGTCGATATTGGTTACACCAAGGAGAAATAGAACAAGAGAGCCAGCAGCAGAGCCTCTACCAGCACCAGTAGGTATATTGTTGTCATGACAAAAATTTAAAACATCCCAGTTGAGCAGAATATAATCTGTAAACCCAAGTTCCTCAAATGTCTCAAGTTCTTGTTTTGCTCTTTCAAAGTAAACTATTTTATTTTCGTATTTTGTGATACCTTTGTCTCTCAAGCCTTTTCTAGCAAGCTCATATAGAATATCTTTTGTCGAACTATCGGGTCCAAGACCAATTTCTTCTAGTTTAGTCGGGTCAACGATTGTTTTGGGAAGATCTACTCCCGCAGGTTCACAATCGTCGTATGGTTCAAAGTCTTCAAACATTACAGATCCATGTGCTTCTTAAGTTTCAAGAAAACTTTATAACACATTTTGATGTCATAAAGAGCATCATGAAGTTTATCCTCTTCAAAATCTATATCAAAAAACTTTAGTAGTTGGTTTTGTGAAACCTTTGCTTTTAGGGTTCTATCATTTATGATTTTATACTGCCAGCTTAATAAATCACCTCTAGGTTTATCTAGCTCTTCCCTGTATGCTTTGGCTAAAGCTCTTGTGTCGTATATTCTTGGTAGATAAGAGTAATCTGGCTCTTGACCAAGCATTCTTTGTAGATGAGACACCATATATACATCAAAACCAAGAAGGTTTTGCCCTACTACAATGTATTGTGGATCAAATAAATACTTCTCAAACTTTGACCAAACAGAAATCAAAGATTCCGCTTTAGAGTTATATTTATCCCAATCAAAGCCTGTTAGTTTTCTAACAACCTCTGGTATATTTAACTCTTTGTGTTTTATAAACTTATCGTGTGTTTCTAATACTTTACTGCCTTGACATACTATCCAAGATAGCTGCCAAGTTTTAGAAGAGTGTAAATTTAAACCTTCTGTTTCTGTATCGAATACTAAATATTTTTGATTACTTGGCAACATTTTCTAAAAAGGATTCATAGCTAAACTCGTCAGAACAAAAGTCATTGAGTCTTGGGTTAGTATAAGTAGGAACTCTGCCCTGCTTCCGATTGCAAATGGCTTTATACATTTGGAAGGCTTGAAAGTCTTCTTTGTCTCTGTAGTAAATGCTTTTTGCTTTTTCTGTTTTTACATTTAGCTTTTTCAAAGCAGCACTAATTTGGAAATCAAAGGGATGGTTGTTTGATTCCTCTATGTAAAAGTGGTCATACTTGTCTAGCCAAAGATCACACATGCCAAAATGAAAAATATTGTTGAATACATAAGAGTCATAAAACGGCACTCCAATGCTGATGTCATCAAGCTCTCCCTCGCCCAGATCTGACATGTTTAAATATTCTCCTACGCTTGTAAAGCATTTAGTATAAAGGTTTCTAGCAACAGCTACGCCTTTGTTATTTTTAGGGAAGAAAATTAATTTACTGGGCTTTTCAGTAATACTAGAATGAACAACAGGCAACTTAACTCCATAGATCATAGGAACTTCTATGTGAAGAAATGCTTTGTTTATTACCCTGAATCCGTAGAAATTATCTTCTACTAAAATCATCTTCTTAACATCGCCGCTCTGTGCAATGTCTACTAAATCCTCAACCCGCAGCAATGATCTTCCGATGCTGAAGGTGCTTTTAAATAATGGTATCACTCCTGTATTTTACAAGAGTTCCATAGGTTTGTCAAAGGAAAAAGCAGGGCATCCTTCATATTTTGCTTTTTCTATTTTTAAACCGTCTACAGCTTTTTTCTTTAAATCTTTTTTATGATCAGCAGACCCTACCCGCTCTCCTTTTTCATTTACTAGAACATAATAAGTTCTAGGAAACTTGAATGGACAGTGCCACATTGGTGTTCCATCTTTTTTAAGCTGTCCTGCGTAGTCTGCTCTACCACAAACAACCTTGCCAGCAAACCCAGCATCCCTGTCAAGATAACCCTTATCAAAGGCTAAATTTTTAGAAGCTGATACCTCATTAAAATTATTAATAATTTGTTGCACCTCTGTTAAAAAATATTCAAACCCCTCAAGTTCATCGTCTTCTAGGGGGTCCATAGTGCAATTCCCTTCGTTGTTGCAATCAAACTTTAAAAACAGAAACTCCATCTTTCTTTTCAAGAACTCTGGGTATAAGTGTTTTACAGCCAAACAATACATTAAGTTCTGCATGTTGTCTGTGTAGTCTTTGCCTGAAAATATTTGCTTTGATGTTTTAAAATCTCTTATGATAGCTTCTTTCTTTCTCTTGAATAAAAACAACTTATCAATAAACCCTAGTATTCTGTAGTTTTTACTTCCTTCTGTAACAGAAATATCGAAATCTTTTTCACTTATTGATTCAGTTGGCTTGCCGCTTTTATCACCAAAGAAATCAAAATTTAACCCCTCTACTGTCATTTGATTTATGAGATCCATGTTCTCAAAATCATCTATACCGTGTTTTTTAGCATAATCCTCTATCATCCTTTTTACAGGAGCAGAAGCATAAGCGTTTTGTGTTTTTACTATCCTTGTATAATGTTTTCTATGCTTTGGGTTGCCGAGGTTTTCAAATACAGCATGGCAGATTGTTCCGCGCAAACTGCCCTCATTCGCTTTATCAGGCAGCTTTAAGTGATATTTGCACCAGTATTGCCAAGAGCATGTTTGAAGCGTCTTTATGCGTGATGCAGATAGAGGCTTGTTCTCAGAATTCGTCATAATGAAATGAGTTTTTCTTTACAAGCTTTGCTAAAGAAGAAGAAAAACTTTTGTTTACACCTCTCTGATTCATGCCTTTTGCAATCTTTATGATTTTAGACATGGATTCTTGATGTTGTATATTATAACAATCTGAAGCGTATTTTTCTATTTGATCTTTGGTCATTTCTCCAAAGTCATTTTCTTCTGGGGGTATGAAATATATTTTGTCAAAATCAATTGACTCAACCAATTTAAAAATAGATTTAATTGCACCTTCAAAACCTCTGTTTACAGAAGAAGTGTGATCATTATTAAATGATATAAAAACTTTTTTTATTGGGAGTAGCGATAGTCTTGCTATAAACTTTGGCGAGATGTTCAAACCAAAAGAAACAAGAACATTTTTTACGCCATTGTTATATAGAGATAAGCAATCACCTACAGACTCTACAATGTGAACAGCTTCTTTTTCTTCTATAGCTTGTTTAACTTCGCCTATATTGTAATATGGGAAGAACCAAGATGATGATTTGCCCATATGCAACCATTTAGGTCTATCGTCATTGGTCACTTTTCTACCAGAAAAACCATGTATTCTGCCATCTTTCCTAAATACAGGAAAAATAATTCTCTGATACATTTTGCCAGACATCGCCAACCCACACTTAAAGTCCTCAAGAGTTTCTTTGCTAATACCTTTTTCTAGGTAAAAATCGTGATGAGGGACAAGGCGACTTAATACTTTCGTAGAAAATGTTTTTTCTTCTTTCAATAAGTGCTTTTGTTTGATTCTTGCACCTATGTTTACACCATTGTCTTTTAAATAGTGTTTTACCGCATTAGGATCTTTAGTGTTTAGAGTCTTTTGAAGCAGTGCCTCAAAAGGCATAAACTGAGAATCTTCTACATAGTCCTTCCAGACTCCAGTATCCTTATAAATCTGAAGGGCTGTCGAGTTATCGCCAGATCTGTATACTGCATTTGTTCTCCAGTAAGATCCATGATCCTTAAGGCGATACCCAAGGTTCTCTAATACTTCTTTATAATTCATTCTAAAACTTCGTCTTGAAATGGTTCATTAAGATAGCGAATTGCTTTTTTTAAAACCTTTGGATCATCGTTAAATTTCCCAAGAGCATTATTGCAATCATTACATATCCATCCTCTAAATTCTCCTGTTTCGTGATTGTGATCTAAAACAGGCTTGTCACACTCTCTACCACATATTGGGCAAATTATCCATTTAGGAGTTTTATGTGTCTTTTTAAGTTTAGCAGATTGTTGACCTATTATCTTGTAACAATTTTTGCAGCCATGTTTACGATATTGTTTTGGATTGCCGTGTTTATCTATTGTTGTTAAATGGATTGGAAAAAAATCAATAGGGAGTTCTTGCTTACACATTTTTTGGCAAACTCTATATTCTTCTCCTTTTGGTTTATCATAAGTATCCCAAAACTCTGTTTGTTCTCCTATCAAGCCCTTAAATTTATTGGTATTTCTTCTGCCTCGTTTGTATTTACCTCAACTCCCCCTCCATTGAAAGAATTTACTATATCCTGCAAATCACCACACTCAGTAATTCTGAAATTTTCTATATTTAAATTAATAAAATTTTGTTTCTTGGCTCCATCTGGCATTTCAACTGGGTGTATCGCTCTCAGAGCATCTTTGCCAAGGTGTCTACACTTTAAATTAATTAGTTTGTGGGTTCCAAAGTTAGCTCCTTCTTCATGTATCTCATCTGCAACTTTTCTTCTCAGTAGAAAAAGGTGTGAGCAGAACTGAGTGATTCCATCAGACAATGAAACAACACTTTCATCATCAACTATGCCACCTGCTCCTCTATTATTGGTAATTCCTAGCCTGTTAGATTGAACAGAAGTAAGCATTGAAACGCATGGTTTGCCATCAAAAGACAAGTCTCTTTGGATAGTCTGTTTGAACTTGTGAACCATGTAGGAAACCTGTTGCCAACCATCAACCTTGCCAATGCTACCAAAGTCACTCTTAATATAGTCAAAGCTAAAAATCAAAGGGTTGCCTCTTCCTATCTTGGAGAAATAAAATCTTTTAAGTAGAGAACACATCTCATCTGGAGACAAACCTGCGACATTCTCGTAATAAAACTCCATGTCTTTAATTTTACTCCAAGCTGATCGGACTTTAGCTACGACTTGTTCTACTGTTAGGTTTTTGTATCCTGTTGTCCTCCATTTGCCTGTCTGTAGAAGCCATACAGGTATTCCTGTCATTGCAGAGCATTGCCTGAAGATAAGCTCCTCTTCGCTCATCTCACCGTTATCAAAATGAAGCACGGGGACATCATGTTCGGCAGAAACCCTAGTGCTATAGTCCATGCAAAAGTTTGTTTTACCTACTCCTGATCTAGCGACAATAACAGATATGTTACCTGCGAGGAGTAAAGATCCATACATTTCATTAATTCTTTTGTGAGGACCAAGCATCCCAAAGTCTTCTACAGGATTATTCCCTCTATCTTCGACAAGCTCCTCCATCATATCAAACAAGTTGACTGGACCAGCTTCTGTCATCTCAAAATCTTTAATGTTTTTATTATAGATTTGATCAGACTGTTCTATAAGCTCTCCATATTTTAGATTTGGGTCTGCATTCTTAACAAATGATGCCACCTTCTTACAGCTAGTGTAAATCTCTCTACGAGCCGTATACTTCTTAAGCTCTTTGACAGAACTTAAAAATATATTTTCTGTGATCTTGTAAAAAGCTAACGAGAATACATATTCAGCAATATCTACACTGTCAGGAAAACTAACCTTAAGCTGCTGTATTCTTTGAACAAGAATTGTCTCGTCAATATTTTCTGCATTATCTAATGCATTTTTTAATAATTTAAATATAGATACATTTACCTTGGAGTCCTCTGAATAAAAGTCACTTTCATTAACAAAACTAGATATCTCCTCCCACTTGTGTTGGTGCTGAAGAATGCCGCTTAATACTTTTTTCTCTAGATCAAAGGAATAAATCATATAGTGATATCGTCATCTTTTTTACTCATTGCCATCTCTATTAGTTTACCAAGAGCCATGTCAACACAAGGATTTTCTGTTTTGCTTGTCATGCTAGGACAGCCTTCTTTGTTAACATAAAGTAAAATAAATCCCTTATTGCCGCCATTTGCTGATCCTGTAGAGTCGTAAACTTTATCTAGCAAAGATTGAGGTATCCCTCCACTGCTTTCTTCTTCTTCTAATTTCATTTTAAAAGTTTTATTAAATTCTTTGGGTATTTTTTAGAGTCTAGCACATCAGACTCTAATACCCTAATAAGTTTTATTTTATTAATATCACAAAAGTATTCTTTCTTCTCGTCTCTCTGTAGTTGTTGGAGAAACTTCTGGCGAGAATTAGAATGAAAAAACTGATTATATCTATAGTGCTGATTGCCGTCCACTTCAATGGCAATCTTTTGAGTCGCGTTATAAAGATCTAGAGTCATTCTAGTTCCAGCGACAGGAAACTCTTCAAAAACAACATCTGCAAACCAATAAGGTTTAACTTGGTTTTTTACATCTTTTTGTATTCCACTTTTACAATCGGAGTCCCAGTCAATAAGATATTTACTGACATTTTTTATTTTTCTCTCTCGACCATTAGAACACAAAAATATCATTGCTTGAGAATATTTTCTTTTACAAAGTCAACAAGAAGCGAAGTGATTTTTTCATCTGACTCTAAAAACTCATACACGGATTTAATTCCTTGATAAGAATCTTTGGTTTCAATCTTGTTATCGGTTAGATAGGTTTTTATCTTCTCATCAAGTTTGATCCAAGCTCCTGATTTCTCTAGGTAGCCCCACATCAAAAGCATGTCAACAACTTCTCTCTCAAGCCAAATAGACCTACCGTTTTTGCGGCCATGTTTTATTGGATAAGTTACAAGTTGCCCTGTGGCTTCATTAGTCGATTTCAAAATCATGACCTTTGCGTTGTGACCGTAAATCTTGTTATCTGGAGTAATTTGCTCTGTTGGTTTCTCTAGAATCTTATCTCCTTTATTTTGTTTTTTGAATTGGAGAATCCAGTCTGGATAATGTAAAATTGCATTACCGCCGCTACTGTCTGTTTGATTATTGGGGTCTTGTTTAGCATACATGCTAGTAGTAATACTTGATCTTATTTGAGAGATCATAATGCACATGTGACCAAATTTACTCATACCTAAACTAATTCTTTTCAAGAAATCGGAAGTCATCAAAGCTCCTCCTGCTACCTTTCTAGCATCAGAAGACCCTTTTTCTAAATCTTCTTTTGTGATCAATCCATCCATGCTGTCGATTACAATGCAGAACTTTTCTTTATCTGGGTTATTTTTAAGTAACCCTCTGAGAAAGTCAATCATAGTGTCCATGATATGGCACTCAAGAACTAGACATGTCCCCACATCCCACTCTTCCGCTGACTGAACAAATTTAATACCCGCTCTATCTTTAATCTCTTGGCTGAGTCTCCCTTCAGCCATTACAAAAAGTCCTTTAGAGTTCTCTACATTTTTAAGCATGTTATGCATAACATGAAGAGCTTCATTTGTTTTGCCTCCCTCGTTAGCTCCAATAAATCTGTGCAAACCAGAACCAAAACCACCACCCAGAACATGATCAAGAATCATAGAGCCACTAGAAACTAGATAAGGCTCTGCTCCCTCCTCTAAATTGTAGTGATACTCTCTATTTGATTTGAGGAATGCCTCTGTGTAGTCCTTTGATCCGCTTTTTTTCTTCATTTTAGTCATTTAAAAAATCTCTTAATGTTTTTTTCTTTTTGCTCACTATATCTTCACCGAATTTTTGCTTTGTGTCAACAAATTTATCTTTTTCTGGTGGCTTATAATTAAACTCTTTATATTTTTTTTCTAAATACTCTCTACCTTCTTTAGTTAAAAAGTATTTAATTGTATTTTTAAATACAAATGGAGGTTTAACCTTTGATAAAAAATCTACATCATTTTTAAATTGCTCAAAAACTTTGGTAGCAGTATGCATCTCCATTCTCCAGTCACTTGCTTTAGATCCAGCAAGCATTCTCTTTACAAATTCTCTACGCTCTGTAAAGAATGGTTTTGCTTGTTTCTTCTTTGTAGGAAGGAACTTATGACCACAATCGCATACACTAACTCTAGCGCCGACTATAGCCTTACAAGATGGGCAGGTTTTTTTACCTCTTGGCATAAAGCCAAGATATTCTCATGAATGTATATGTCAAGTCAACAGTTCTATGTCGTGCCTAACCATCTTATCCACAAGATTAATAAAATTAGTTTTTGGCTCCCAGCCTAGTTCTTTTCTAGCTTTTGTAGAATCTCCCAAAAGAAGATCTACTTCTGCTGGTCTGTAGAATTTCGAGTCAACCTCCATAAGCAAATCAGTAGAATGATAATATTTTGTATCGATTCCTTCTCCCTCCCATCTACAGATTGATCTGTGAAAACCAGCAAAATTAAATGCCTCTTCTACAAATTCTCTGATTGTATGAGTTTCATCTGAAGATAACACATAATCTTTTGGTTTATTTTCTTGGTTCAACATTTTCCACACACCATCTACAAAATCTTCAGCGTCACTCCAATCTCTTTTTGTATCAACATTGCCTAGCTTTAATGTTTCAAAAGGACGCTCAGAAACATAATTCTGTGAAATTTCAGCGACTGCCTTCGTTATCTTTCTTGTCACAAATTCCTCTCCTCTTCTAGTCCCTTCGTGATTAAATAGCCAACCTTGAACAGCATATAAATTATAAGAGTCCCTGTATACCTTGACTAAATGCCTTGCGGCGCATTTAGAAGCTCCGTATGGACTTCTAGGTCTTAATGGATGCTCTTCTGATTGTGGTTTACTTACTACGTCTCCAAACTCTTCAGAACTACCAGCATTATAATATCTGCATTCAGGACAATGTTTTCTAATCGCTTCTAGTTGATGCAGAACAGCCATACAGTTAGTTTGCATGTGATTCACTGGCATTTGCCAACTTGTGCCTACAAATGAATTAGCCGCAAAATTTATAAAAAAATCGGGTTTGTGTTCAGAGATTACTCTGTCAATGTTTTCAGCATCAGTGACATCTAAATCAATTAAAAAGAATCTTGGGTTATCTAAAACATGATCTATATTTTCATGATTTTTAACACTTAACCTACGAACACCCCCTATGATAGTATGCTCTGTATTTTCAAGAAGGTAGTCCACCATGTGACTTCCGTCTTGCCCAGTCACTCCTGTTACAATTATCTTTTTCATTTATTTTTAATCCAATCTTCTAAATTATTTTTTGCTTTCCAGCCCAAGTGTTTTTTAGCTAATTCATCGTTGCATTCTACGCTTTGAGCTTCTCCTTTTTTGTCTTCAAGGTAAGTTATACCAAATGATGGTTTATACAGCTTTGCAGCTTCATTTAGAGAAAATTTTCTACCCCTTCCTAACTCAAAAATTATTCCATAACTTTTTGTTTCCCATATTTTAATTAAGCCATCAACAATGTCATCAACATGAGTAAAATCTCTTTCTTTACTGCCGTCACCATAAATGGTAAGAGGTTTTTTCTCTCTGTGCGCCTTATCCCATTTTGCTATTACGGTGGCGTATTCTCCGTCCTCTATGTGATTAGGTCCATAAACATTATAAAATCTCGCTATGCTTTGTTTTAATCCATAAGTCTTATCGAATAAAAGGCAAAGCTCTTCTGATGAATCTTTAGTAAATGTATAAGGGTTTTTAAACTTACCGCTGTGGTGAGAGGATGAGCCAGAAAAAATTACAGGGATTCCAAAAGCCGAACCAAGCTGGCAAATGTTAAATGTTCCAACTACATTTGAGTCAAAATATTTTTTAGGGTGACGAAATGACGGCTGTATGCGAGCGAGGGCGGCTAGATGAAAAATAATACTAGCTCCTTGAATAAGTTCTTGCATAGCATCATAATCAGAAATGTCTTGTGAAAGATATTTAACTCCTTCCACATGATTTGTTACAAAGCCTGTAGAGTAGTTGTCAATAGAGGTGACATCATAACCCAAAGAAACCAATTTTTTACATAGATTATAACCTATAAAACCAGCACCTCCTGTAACAATAACTTTTTTCATTTCCAGTCTAAAACTTCATCTATTTGCTCTTGTATATTAGGAACTTGCATGTCACTTTTCAAACATTTATTTACATAGCTTGATCCTTGGAACTTCATGTTAACAAATTTTTTCAGTTTCATTGCTTTATTTAATGTCTCTAGTAAGGTTCCTTTAGATATATAATCTTCTGTCCCAACTTGTAGAAACCTAGTTTTCATACCGCTTTCTAGAAGCTGTTTACATATTTTAGACCATTGTAGAGTTGTTATTCCGTTCCATAAGTGGTTAACATAACCATCTACAGATTGTTCTTTGTTTTTGGCAAACCAATCCCAAAGAGAATATTGAGTATTTAATTCTCTGCCTATAATTGAAGTTCTTATGATCGTTGTATTATCAGATTCTAAAAGGTAATCTGAAGCTAAAATTTTGCTTTTGCCGTAAGGGTCTGTGGCATCTTTTTTGCAATCTTTTGTGTATCTGTGTTCAGCATTATTTGACCCTATAAATTCGCAGTCCGTGGTTGGGTGAATAACCCTGCCTTTAAAATTGTTTGCTAAAAATACTGGAAGAAAAAAATTGTTTATTAAGTATTCTTGCTCTTTTGGTTTTTTTTGAGGGATACATCCAAGACAGTTAACAACAGCATCTGCTTTAGATTTTAAAATTGTTTTTGTATAATTTAAATCAGGCCATCGGCAGTCGCTTATAGTATCAACTTCCATACCATTTTCTTTTAAATATCTAGAAAGAGTGCTTCCAAGCATTCCTTTATGACCTAAAACCAATACTTTCATTTTTTATAAAAATTATATTTTTTTAGAAATGACCAACACTCTTCTGTTGAAAGTGTATAATCTCTGCTGGAAAATTCATTGTTCTCAAATTTTTCGTTATTACCCACTTTTTTGTAATGCATTAGATAATAGTCGTCTTCAGATGATACTCTAGGGATTTCTTCCTCCGAAATCATTAGTTCATGAATTTTTTCTGAAATTCTTGGGTTACCTAGTTTATATTTTAACCCAAACTCTTCTTTATATATCTCAAAAACATCTTTAATTAAAAAGCTCTTTGCCTTTGGTATGACGTTGTATCCAGTTTTTGTTAAAGCAAATTCAATAAGTGATACCGCTCTTTCTATTGGAAGCATGAATCTGGTCATAGACTCTGAATATAAAGTTAATTCGTAGTCCTTGTCTATCGCATCCCAAATTAAAGGTATTAGACTCCCTGTTGAATTCATTACGTTGCCATATATCGCTGCTGATAATTTAATCGGCAATTTTTCTGCGTTTACTATAAAGCTTTCTCCAGCTACAAACTTCATTGCTCCATATAAAGTAGTCGCTGCTCTAGATTTGTCAGTAGATACAAAACAAGCAGATTCTTTTATGTTTTCTTCTGCTATTCTTCTGCTGTTCAATCCACCATTTATAATGATCTCATGAGCTTCGTTTACGTTTTCATCAACAGCCTCTATCTGTTTTAGACTAGCTGCGAAAATACCCACATCATGGTCCAAAGAAGCTTTTCGTAGTGACTCGTAATTTCTAACGTCACCTATTACAAAATTAATTTTTGGGAATCTTTTCTTTAAGAAATAATGTTTGGCTTCATCTCTACTAAAAACTGTTAATTCATTGTCATTATAGAATTTTTTAACGAGATTGGTGCCAAGATACCCAGCCCCGCCAGTTATAAATATTCTTTTGTTTTTCAATGTTTTAATCTCTTTCAAGCCTTAAATATTCTAGTGGACCAAGTTCCATGTCTTTGTCTGTAATAATGAATCCTATCTTCATTGCATCTCTGAATTGAGGTATGCTCATTCCAGTTTTTTCCAAGAACACTTCTTCATTTGAAGACCTTCTGTTTTTTGGTTTCTTTTTGTTTGTTGCTGAAGATGCATGATAGACATGGGATTTTTTAGATGTTACAAACCTAAAATTACTGTTGTGTAATTTATATAATAAATAAGGGAACATATCGTCTCTTCCATAGCCGCTAAAAAAGTCCATATCCCAGTTGCCAGAATATCCACCGACTTTAAATAAATCGCTGCATTTTACCATTATTGGATGGCAGTAAGCTTGTAGTTTGTATTGGGTATCATATGTGCCACTTTTTGCTTTTTCTTTAAAAAGATTGCGCGATTCTTCACTGTAAAAATCTTTTAAAGATCTGTCTACTGTTACTGATATATTGTTACTGTGGAAACTCTCTACCAATCTACAAGAAGCAGAGCAAGGATAATGTTTTTCTATAATTTCAATTAAATCATCAGCAAAATTGCCACAGAAAACCATATCATCATTTGAATTCATAAAATACTCTGCGTTTTGAGCAAAGGGCAAAAGATAATCAATCGCGAGTTCTCCTCTGTTTTCTGGCACTGCAACAAAGGGTATTTTTAAATCTAATAAATATTTTATAGATTCAATATCTGCCTCATTTAATACGACTGCTATTCCATCTTTTGAGAGGTCCATGCATTCTAGTAGGGAATCTACTGTTATTTTTAGTAGTTCTGGGTTGTCCCAAGAACACATTCCTACAAGTAATCTTTTTTTATACATCTTTTATAACTTTTGGTATTGGTATATTATGCTTCTCATGGAAGCTTTCGTCAAATTCTAGACAATGTTTAGCATTGTTCCATTTATACCCACAATGACCAAAATGCCTGTGCTGATATTCTACCTTCCTCTTGCCAATTCTGTCGTTCAGCCATGTGTAGTGAGGTATATATGCTACTTCTTTTGGTATGATTTCTAGCTCCTCTATTCCCTCGTAAGAAATCATGCTGCCATTGTCTTCTCCTTCTTTATAGCAAATATCGTTATCCCAATAGAACCCCTCCAAAGAAAGGTTATTTTTAATCTTTGTTTTGAAAATTCTGGGGGGACAGAAAGGTTCTTCTAGATAATGGTCTAAATCAAAAACATGGTTCTTTAAAGATAATTTAAATAAATTTTTATTGCTGGACTCTACATATTCTTCAATTTTATTGATGTGTTCATCTGTATAAAATTCATCTGAGTCTACAAGCCATACATAATCTATATTATATTTTTTAAGATAAAATAAAGCAAAGTTTCTTGCTTCTGCTTCTGTCACATACTGAGGGCTATCTACAAGATATTTTAGTTTTTTCTGTTCTACTAACTCTCTTAAAAGATCTGTAGTGTGGTCATGTAGTGTATCTATGCCTTTATATTCTTTGAATGGCACTGAAACCGCAGAAACAATGTGGTTGTCTCGATTTAAAAACGGTTCGATTGATTTTAAAACATAATCTTCTGTATTATATCCACAATAAATTATTCCATATTTTTTCATATTTTAGGCCAAAGTGGTTTTGGTAGATTGTGAAGTTTTGTAGGGGGATCGAATTCACTAACATCTGTAAGCACGTTAGTTGCTTCTACTTTCTTTTTTTGGCTTAAAGTTTTTCTTTCTGACCAAATATCCTTCCAGAAATTTTTATTTAAATTAGCCCTCCTTTGTATGTCTAAAAATCCAAGATGGATAACTTTTGGATCATTGTCTGTAAATGCAATTTTACCAATGCATGGTATTAAATTACCTTTTTCATCAATTAGTTCACAAGTGTCGCTTTTCTCTGGATCAAAGTTCCCGTCATTTTTTAAGGCAAAATTCACTGGACCTCTAAAGGTATGTTCTCTTGTGTGCATATACCATTTATATCCCACATCTGCAAAGTGATCTAAATCTCCATACAGATTAATAGTTGGAAGCATAACGCTACAAGGAAAATCATGTTTGTTTATCTCTTTGGCTATCTGAATATACCCCTTTTTATCACCAGATAGACGCTCATCAAGATCAACTTGGATAGCTACGTTATATCTGCATGACTGCAAGCTTGTGTTTTTTAGTTTACCATCCCAATATACATCTTCGGGTATGTCTAAATCCGCTGATACTAAAGTTATTTTTTCTGAATCAGAAAATTTGCTAGATGTTATTTTTTCTCTTACATCTTCTTCATCTTTTTTTAAAGTAGCTATAACTATCTCATCAGCATAGTAAAGCCAATTAGCAAAGCAATCATCTAAATCTACGTTAAAGTCTTTTAAATTAAACGCTGTTGTATAAAGAGAAATCATATTTTTTTAATTAATGTAAAGTCATGTTTGTCAATTAGGTCTCTAGCATCCAAGAATTCATATCTATACCAATCATTTAGTATTTTTTCTGAATTTATACATTCTTTCAAGATTTCTGTTAGCTCATTTTCTATGCAATTTTTAACAGATTTTAAGCAGTGTGGATTAAATCCCAAATTAGAAATTTCTTGTAAAAACTTTGATCTTACCAGATATCTTTCTTTTACAAAGTTTTGATTATTCTCAAAGTGCAATAGAAGGTGGTTGGTGGTTGGAAAGATATAATATTTCATTGCAGACATGAATATCGCAAATTTATCTCTAGCTTTATTCCTGACGTTAGAAAAAAAATAATCTTTCCAAAAATCCGATTGTGTAACTTCTATAGCTTTAGAAATTCCATTAATACCCTCATGAGGGTTCCCTACAAATTTCGTTTCTTCTTTTAGTTTTGCTGCAAACCTTTTGCCATGTAAATATATACCATCTATGCCTTGTTTTTCAAATAATGGTATCATTGTCTTTATTGAATCAACAAATTCTTTTGTAATCCTTTCATGGCAATCTATTGTAATAAACCAGTCACCAACTTTCATTGGACCTTGATATAGACAATGATTTCTGCTATAGTCTAACCTATTGCACCATTTTGCATAAATGATTTCACCTTCTCCTTTTACAGTTTCTAAATATTCTGCCCCTTTATCTTTTGGATAATGAAAGGTCCAAATAAAGCCATGAAAGCAACTTTTTATTGGCTCTATTAATTCTTTTAGGTGTTCATGGTTTCCCTCATGAGTTACTCCTATAAACCAAAGTTTTCTTTTCATCCTATGTGTTCTGAAAATATTTTTTTAGGGTTAAAGAAAGAAAAAGGGTATCGAGTGTCTGTTAGTTGCGTAAAAAGATGCCCAGACATTATCTCGCAATGAATTTCATCTAGCTTGTTTAGATAATTTTGTGCGGCCTTCCATGTTATAAAAGCTTCATTCGTTCTAGTTATGTTGGGCTGAAACGTAAATGTTGGACCAAACTGAGTATAGTTGAGATCTTGACTGTAAATATTATGACAGTGTTTTATAAATTTTTCTGGTTTATGAAAATCTTGTCCTAAATTAAACCTAACGCATAATTTTTCTGGATTTTCATCTAAAAATTTAATTGATTGTTTTATCCCATTGGTCAAACTAATTACCCGAGAGCGTAGAAGATAGTCATCTTCAAGCCAAAGTGTATATTTTTGTTTTCTTACTTCTTTTTGTGAAAAAGCTTTATATACATCTTTGAAATATTCCGCAGCATGATTTTGAGCATCTTCGCTATGGTGTTGAACTTCTGCTTTAGTTTCTAGCACATTTATATTTTTGCTTTCACAAAAACTTTTAATTTTATCTGCCACATCTTCTTCTTCAGGTCTGGTTTTTAGATGTAATAATTTATTTTTAAAAATATCTGGATTAACTTGTTTAAACAATGAATTAATTGTTCTCTCATAGGTATAATCAGAAACATAGCCCTCTGAATTATTCCCATGCCCATATTTGGGAATTGTGGTGCAAAAAATAATTAAGTTTAAAGGTAATTGCATTAGTCTAATAGTTGTTTAACTTTGAAAGATTCAACTTTTTCTAAACCTCTCTTGTGGCATGGGTAGTTTGAATGGAATGATAATAAAACATCTTCTTTAAAATACCACTTATTCTTTTGACTTTCAAATAGTTTTAACAAACCAAGTTTTGTTGGATAGAAAGGGGTGATCTCTGAAAATAAGTTAGGAGTCCACTCGTCTAAAGTGCTTGGGGTTTTGTATTCAACAATACTTAAGCGTTTGTTTCTTGTTAATGCAGGAGCTAAATTATTAACAATTTTGTGTTCAAAGTGAGAATCATCATAGGTGGGGACAAAGAGACAGTCATATTTACTTTCGTCTAAAAATCTATTTTCAATTTCATCTACCCAGTAATCTTCGGCATGATTCTTGATAAAATCAAATCCAGCAAAAGATAAAGACACATTATCAAATGTCTTCCAAACTTTTAAATTTTCAGACCACCTGTCTTCGTGTGTCGATTTATCAAAATCTCCACCTTTACTCATACAATAAATATCAAAATGGGTATCCTTATATTTATTAATAGAACCTAACATGCTATATTCCACATCATCTGGGTGTGGGGATAAACATAAAGCTTTATTAAATCCGAGAAATTTCATTCTTTTACAATTTCTTCAAAATATCTTGTTACTATAATTTCTTTAGCCTCTTTTGCTTCTGGTTTTTTATTTTGCAAAAGATCAAAATATATATCAGCACAGTTTACTCCAGCTAATGTAGAAATATATGTGCCTCCACCTAGTCTTGGATTACATTCTATCAAATAAGGTATACCAAATTGGTCCACTATAAATTGCATACATGACGGGCCTTTAAGTTTAAGTTCTTTTACAACTTTTTCAACTTGTTCTGTTATAGCTTGATTTTTACAAACTCTTCCTACAACTGAAATTCCTGCTTTTGTAGAAACTCTTTCTCTTATAACATTAGAAATAATATTGCTTTCCATGTCGCAAAAGACATCAACTGTATATTCTATGCCTGAAATATACTCTTGTATCATGGTATCTCTAGAATTAGACACTTCAATACCTCTACTGCCACTGCCAGTAATTGGTTTTTTGATAAATGGACCCCTAATGCTCAGAGGCAAATTTATATCTTTTTCTTTTAGATATTGATAAAATCTATGTTTTTGTTGGCACGTTTGAATGGTAAATGTGTCAGAACAAAATATCTGACAGCCGTTCATTTTGAATTTATCTTTATTCCAAGATAGTTTTACAAGATCATGCTCTCCTGTTGGTATGATTAAATCTATTTTTTTACTTACTACAATTTTAAGAAGTTTTAGTAGATATTCTTCATCTGAAGCCAAAGGAACAACAATCCCTTCGTCTGCTAAAAGATTACCAGCAGAAAGTTTATTAGCGTCTACAGCATAAACCTTTGCTTGATATTTTGATTTTTTAATACTTTTAATTAATCCTATGGCAGCAGGTCCACCAGATTCTGTAACTAATATATTAATCATATTAACAAAAAATAAAATCTTCGATGACAACAGAGTCTATTTCTGTAGTGTCTAAAATTTCCAAAGCTGTTTTAGCTTTAGATAATATTGGTTTGCCGTTTACGTTAAAAGATGTATTAAGTAACACAGGAGTTTTGGAGAAGGCTTCCTGACTTAATAGGTCATATATAAACTGATTCTGTTCTCTGGTAACTGTCTGTAGTCTACAGGTTCCATCAATGTGTGTTATAGACAGAAGATCTTTTTTATATTCTTCTCTCACCTTTGGGCAATAAACCATAAAATCACACTCTTGGTTTTCTTCTACATGAAAGAACTTATGAGCGTCCTCTAGTCTACACATCCCCGCAAATGGTCTATACCACTCTCTCTTTTTTATCTTTGCGTTTAATGTATCTTTCATCTGAGGGAATATAGGATCACACAATATGGATCTATTCCCCAATGCTCTAGGCCCAACCTCAGAGCCTCCTCTGCAAACACCAACTATCTTGCCAGATTTTATCTGCTCTGCTAAAGAAGCTAAATCAACAGTCGAAGCTTTTCTTTCTTCTGCAATTTTAGGTAATTCGTCAGAGTCCTCAATCCATAAACCAGAATATGTTATTGGTTTTGATTTGTAAAATTCATTAGTAATCAACCAGTTGCCATAAACTGCATAACCAAATGACAAACCACAGTCACTTGGGTTAGGAGGAATAAACAAGTTAACTCCTAAATCTCTAATTTGTTGATTTATAAGAATATTCAAAGCGCAGCCGCCTGTTAGACAAAGCCTTTCTGGGAAGCCGTGTTTATCAAAAAACTCTAAAACTAATTCTTCTGAAGCTTTCTGTATAGTGGCGGCAAACGATGCTCCCATAGTTCCAGATAAGACCGCTTGACTGCTTGGTATGCCAATAATTTTAAAGAACTTTTGATATTTTTCTGCTTTATGATCTATAAAGTAGACTTCCATAAACTCTTTCATTGCGGGAATCACCGCCTCTATAGGGGTTCCATACCCAGAGAAACCCATGAGTTTCCCCGCCAAAGCTAAATCTACTTTTGTTTTAGCAGAAACATCTAAAACATATTTAGATAAAACCTGATATCCCCAGCCAACATTTGTTTCTAGTTTGTCTATGATGGAGAATTGATTTTTATCAAAGCTATAAAAATTAAAACACCCATCATTGCCTGATCCGTCATAAGACAAAATACAACAATCATCAAAGTCTGATAATGAATAAGCTCCTATAGCGTGACCTAAATGGTGGTCACAAAAAACTAATCTAGAATAGTTTAATAAAGAAAAATCTAGATTCATTGTAGGCTCGTCCTTACTCAGAACCAGCATATCAAATTTGTTATCAACACCCCTTTGAGATAAGAGCTTTAATAGATCCCCTAAAACGCTATCACAACTTGCCTGATCAGTGGGAAATTTGTAATATCTTTCCTCATAAATTCTTTCTAGTTCAAAAACAATACAATCGTTCTTTTCTGTATCTAAAAAAGTTACATTAGAATCGTGACCAAGATGAATAGATAGTATTTTAGACATAAAACCTCTGGGCCTAGGGTGAGTAGACCCAGAGGTCTACTATGACCTCAAGGAAATAAATCCTCGACCTGTCCTATTGTAAGATCGCGACTATCTTATGTCAACTAATCTTCAATAATCTCTTCGCTGATTCTACCTAAAATATAGGCTAGGGTTTCATCAGCATAAAAATCAGGATCTTCGTTTTCCTCTTGTTTTTCTGTGTCTAGGTCAGTCATAGTGTAGATCTTCTACACACAAAAAATAACAAAGGGAATTATCCTTCACATGAAGTGCAGTTTAATATAGATCTAGCTAATTCTTGACTAGGGTTAGCACTCCTCTGGTAGTAGAAGCTTTTTACACCCTGCTCCCAACCAAAGATTAGTAACTCACTAACTTGCTTTGGAGGGCATTTGGGAGAAATCATAACATTTAAGCTTTGACCTTGGTCAATATACTTTTGTCTCTGAGCCGCCTGTATTACTATTTCCTTCTGGGAAATCTCTCCAAAAGTTTTAAATACGTCTTTTTCGTGATCTGAAAGAAACTCTAGGTGCTGAACCGATCCTCCTTTTACTAAAATCGACTTCCAAGTAGTCGCATTATTTTTACCCTTCTCTTCAAGAAGCTCTTCTAGGTGGGGATTTTTATATGTAAATTTGCCTTTCGCTAAATCCTTGGTAAAATAATTACTATTTAATGGCTCTATAGAAGGAGAAACCTGACCAAGAATAAACGAACTAGATGTAGTCGGCGCAATCGCCATAGTGGTCATATTGCGTCTACCATAACCGCGAAGATGTTCTGGTTCTCCAAACTCCTCTGCTAGTTTTGAAGTAGCCCTGTCGCAACGCTCTCTTATGATGTTGTGAATTTCTGCGTTTAAAAATTGCGCTTCAAGACCTTCAAACGCAATGCTTTTAGATTGTAATAATGAATGCCACCCCAAAACACCGAGACCTAAAGCTCTTTGTCTTTTAGCAAAGTTGTGGCAAGACTTCATAAAAGGAATGTTTTCTGTTTTATATATATATTCCTCCATAACTGCGTCAAGAAATTGAACAAGGGTTTCAACCGCATCAGTTTCTTTTATTTCATCCCACCTGAGAAGATTTAAAGAAGACAAACAACAAACAAAAGATTCATCCTCTGATGAATGTAAAGCTATCTCACTGCAAAGATTAGAAGCATGAATTTTTAGTTTCTTATCCTTGTATGCTTGTGGAGCGTTGTTGTTAGCGTTGTCTGTAAAAAATATGTATGGGTATCCTGTTTCAAATCTTTTCTTTATTACATTAGCCCAAACTTTTCTTTTATCTTTGTCTCCATCTACCATTGACTGCATCCATTTGTCATCAATGCAGACAGCAAAAGACATTTCTTGTATAGGATTCCCTTCACTTCTAATTCTTAAAAATTCCTCAATATCAGGGTGATCTATGGGAAGATATGCTGCAAAAGATCCTCTTCTTACATGACCTTGAGAAACAATAGATGCTACTTTATCAAATAGTTCCATGAAATAAACCGCTCCAGCAGAAACTCCTCCTACGCTAATAGGAATACCTCTAGCTCTCAAATCACCAAAATAACCTGATGTTCCAGAGCCGTGTTTTGTTTGCATTCCAACCTCTGCTTGCTTATGAAGAATGGAATCCATTCTATCATCAACATAAACACCATTACAAGAAATGGGTAATCCTCTATCTCTACCAAAGTTAGACCAAACAGGACTAGCTAGGGAGTAGAATCCCCTCTTCATGTAATCTTCAAATTTATCAGCAAAGCCACTTTGCCTGAGATATTTTTCAGCCGCCTCCGCGATGGATCTAATTCTCTTTTTGGCGCTTTCCCCTTTTTGTAAATAACCTCTCTCAAGGAATTGTTTAGAGTCTTCGTTTAACCAGTAATAATCTTTCATTTTATTTACTTATGTTTTCTACTAGCACCATTGGAATATGCTGTCCTTGAAATTTATCTTTTCTATAAAAAGATGTTTTAACTTTTAGTTTGTCTTTGAATTCCTCAAACCAAACCGTGGGAACCGATTTAAATCCACCTACAGGTTGGACCCAATCATCAACTAACCCATATTTAATATCAAGATCAAGCATTAGTTGGAAATCATTTCTAATTCCATCTTCCCAATGGTCTCCATCAATGTAGATCATGTCAAAAGATTGTCCTTCTAGATCTGGTCTAACATCTTGAGATCTTTTTCTGATAAAGGTAAATCTATCTGAAAAATTTTCACATATTGTCTCAATTGCTTTTTCCTCTCCAGAAAAATCGGTTTGTCCTGTCATTTCTGTTGATACATTTTGAACAGGGTCCACAGAGGTTAGCTTAAGGTTTTCATCTAGAGACATCATGATGAAAGCACTACCACCTTTATAAAAACCTATTTCTAAAACATTTTTAGGCTTTATATAATTTAAGCACATCTCAAAGATCCAGCCATCATCGGCGGGAACTGAGCAGGAATCTAGGTTATATTCTTCGTATTTTTTTTGTATCTCTTTAATATTAAAACAAGTCATCAGCGTCAAATGTTTGAGAGTTTTTTGCGTATTCTACAGGTCGCGTATGGAAAAAATCGGTAGCATTGTTTCCAAGTAACTCTTCTTCAAACCAGATTGTATTCACTAATAATTGTTTGTCAACATCAAATGCCTTCTTGAAGCCAATTTGTTCTAATGACTCGTTAATTCTATTCTTAATAAATTCTTTTAAAATAGGTGCGCTGATTCCTTTTTTGTTATATCCATTGATCATCCAGTCCACCATGTTTGACTCAGCTTTAAATGCCGCTTTAGATTCCTCTAGAATCTTTTCTTCTAAACCTTCATCAAAAAGTTCTGGATGTTCCTCTCTAATTGTATTGATGATTTTAATTCCTGCTAAAGCATGAATATTCTCCTCATTCCTAGTATATTTTACCTGCTGACCAGTGTCCTTAAGAACATTCCTATACCTGTTAAACCAATTGATTACATAAAACTGACTAAACAGTGAGACATTCTCTACAAAAAGAGTAAATAAAATAAGGGCATAAACATACTGTTTCTTTGAGTCCTTGTAGAAACGATGATTATATTTTCTGAGGTAATTTACCCTACCTTCAATAAAATCTAATTTTAGGTTCTCCTCAAACACATCTTCTAGTCCTAGAACCTTTAGAAGTCTTTCATAAGCATTATTGTGGATAACCTCCACATTAGCCATAACATACCCAAGGTCTGTTAAACTTGGATGAGGCAAGTTGTCTCCAAGCTTGCTCCAAAATTTCTTTACTGCAACTTCAATTTGCCCAATAGCAGAGAGAGTTCTTATAATCATCTCTCTCTCAGTGTCATTTAATTCTACGGTAAAATCTTGGACATCACTGGTAAAACTAAACTCTTTATCAGTCCAAAACCCGTTATGCATTGCCTCAATAAATTCCTGCGCCCACGGGTAGTGGTCTGGTTTCCTAGATACTTGTTCTTCAAAAATCATTTCGTAAAGTTACACATGTTAGGGGGTTGATAGAATTAGGTCAAAGTCTTTTTTTGTAAAAAAGAGCATCGCTCATTAAATTAATATGAACGTATGGGTAACGTAAGGAATATTATTTTAATACGTATCCAATACGTTCGTATCCCATACGCTGACTTTTTGTAGATTAGACCTATTTTTTTAGGTGTCAAGAAAAAATTTAATTGATTTTTTGGGATTTTGGCATATAGTAGAAGAGTTGATTGAAGATCTTACAGATTCTGCCTTAACTGATTTGATCAAGGCTGACAATGATGAGGATGCTTTAGATGAGTTAATATCAAGGCATTCTGGTATTTATGTGGACATGCTCAAAAGATTTGGCATGAATTGCTTGACAGAAAATCAAGTTATTGACATCATGAAGGATAAGGATTATACGATCTACAAAGCAGCTTTGGAATATGATGAGAGCAAAGCAAAGTTTTCAACACATCTAGCTAATAAAACTAAATACATGTGTTTGACACAGAAAACTAAAAATAAAAACAATAAGGTTACTGGCAACTTTGATGATATAGAGTTTTTCCAAAAAGACAAATCCTCACCACCTGATGAATCTTGTAAGATTAATGATTCTTTTAGTAGAATTTTGAATTTAATAGATAAACATAAAGATCATAGACTTAAGACAATCTTTCATGAAAGATATTTTTGTGGAAGAAGAGGTAAATTAAAACCTTGGAAAGAGGTCGCCAAAAAAATAAATTTGTCAGCGCAGGGTTGTATTAATATTCATGACAAAGCCATAAAAGAATTCAGTTACAGAATCGACAATGAAAAAATTAAATTTTGATGGGCCTATAAATGGATTAAGTTTAGGCAACGTCTGCGTTAACTTTTTAAGAGAGTTAAAAGAGAGAGATTTAGATATTGGGTTTTTCCCAGTCGGGGATCAAGGTCAGTTTGAGGCTTATGATAAATTAAACGACGATTTTAAAAAGTGGGTAGAACACACTGCTACATCTAGGTTAAAAAAATTAAAACCAGAAACACCTACATTAAAAGTTTGGCACATTAATGGTTCTGAGAAAGTATTACCAAACCAGTATTTGTATAGTTTTTATGAAGTAGATTCCCCAACTGAAGAGGAAATCAATATTGTAAAACTACAAAAACATGTTTTCTTTTCTTGCTCAGAGGCCGCTGAGACATTCAAGAAAAGTGGTTGTGACAATGTTTCTTATATACCCCTTGGCTTTGACCCAGATTTTCATGAAGTCGATAAAGAACATTTAAAAGATACAATCCACTTCGGTATAATTGGAAAATTTGAAAGAAGAAAAAATACTCAAGCAATTATACAACTCTGGACTCAAAAGTATGGCAATAACCCGAAATATCAATTAAGCTGCTTGGTTCATAATCCATTTTTAAAAGATGAACAAATGAAGCAAGCTATGGTTAATTCTTTGAGCGGTCAAAACTGGTCAAATGTTAATTTTCTACCTCACCTGAGAACTAATTCTGAAGTAAACGATTTTTTAAATTCAATAGACATTGATTTATCTGGACTATCAAATGGAGAGGGCTGGAATCTACCTTCATTTAATGCTACAGCACTTGGCAAATGGTCTGTTGTAAGCAATTGTTCCGCTCATAAAGATTGGGCAACAGATGAAAACTGTATTTTAGTAGATCCTGTTGGGAAACAAGACTGTTATGATAACTTCTTTTTTAAAGAAGGAATGCCATTCAACCAAGGACAATACTACAAATTAAACGGAGATGATATCCTAGCTGGCTTCGATAAAGCTGTCGAAAAGGCGGGACAAAAAAACACAGAAGGGACAAAATTGCGGGACAAGTTTACCTATTCTAAAACCGTCGATTCTATTTTAGACTATATATACAGTGATTTAGAAACGGTATAAAAAATGTTAATAGTAATATATTATGAATTATAAATTAAATACTCACTTATTGGATAACTTCTTTGATGCATTTGGAACAAGTAAACACGCTGATGTTAAAGACTGCGGCGATGTATACAGTGCTGAATTTGAGCTTGCTGGCTTTGCCAAAGATGACATTGATATTACAGCAACAAACGATAATTTAATTATCAAAGCAAAAAATGACAAGCGTCAAAAGGAATTTAAATTAAATTTATATGGCGCTGTATCAGTAGAGAACATTAGTTGCGATACTGAAAATGGCTTACTCACTATCACAATGCCTAAAAAATGTGTTAGTGAACAACGCAAAATTAGCATTAATTAATGCCGATTTACGTTTATAAACATCCCACTGAGGAGAGGTATGAGGAAGTCGTTCAGTCAATGAGCGAGCCTCATACTTTCTCTAAAGATGGAGTTGAATGGCAAAGAATTTTTTTGCCGCCAAATACATCAATTTCTGCCGATGCAGATCCATTTAGCCAAAATTCTTTTGTAGAGAAAACAGCAAATATGAAAGGAACCTTTGGAGATATGATGGATTATTCTGCTGAACTCAGCGAGAAAAGAGCAGCAAAATCAGGAGGAGAAGATCCTTTAAAGAAAAAACTGTTTAAAGACTACGAAAAAAGAGTAGGCAAAAAACACGTTGCTGATAAAAAACCTACAGACAATAAATCTTTTAAGATTGATTTAGATTAAGGTGTGCTGCCAGAAATAGCAATACCCCTCCATGCACTCGCTCCTACATAAACTAACAATGTAGATCCTGAGATAGCCAAAGCTCCAGTCGCTGGAGCAGCAGCAGTTCCCGCTATACTGCTATTTCCTGACCAAAGCGGAAGAGCAAAACCTGTTTCAAATCTTGCTGCTTCTGTAAATGTTGCTGTGTTCGTAAATGTTGAAGCTCCTCTTATAAAGGACGAGCCTAAAACTTCTAAATTTCCACTAAATACTCCAGAATTATCCGACTTTAAGTTTGCCGCTACGTTAACGTCTCCATCCTCAAAGAAAAAGCCAGAATCAAACTGAAGGTGCATGGTGTTTGGTTCCGAAACAGTTAGACTGCTTGCTGATTTTGTATCCTTTATTGCGACACAACCAGTTGCCGTTTGCGTAAAAGAGATATTCCTTCCTATTGCTGTATTTTGCTGAGTTCCAGTTGAAAAGTCTGCATTGTATCCATTTATAACTAAATTATTGGTTCCACTAATCTCTGAAGAATTAGCTATAATAGCAACATTAAAACCATCATTTGGTCCATCTCCGAGATCTGTATCAGTTCCTTGAAAAAGCAAGTTCCCAGAATCAACATTAAAATTATTATTTCCAGTATTTGCTAGGCCAAATACAGACTTTCCATTGGTCAGAAGCTGTCCAGTAAAAGCAAAATCACCAGTTAACCCTCTAGAAATATTGAGTTTAACTCCAGTATCAAGTTGCCCAATTCTGATATCGCCAGAATCACTAAAAAAAGTTGCTAACTGAATCTGTTCAGGTTGAATTTTGTTGAATGCCATACTACAATAGATTATCTTTTATAAATTACACGAATTCAATGAAATTTACTCTTTATAAGCCAAACTCTAAAAATACAGGTGCTGCATTTAGTTTTGATCTAGCAAAGGATAAAAAGGGGAATGCAGTAATGTATGTCTCAATGATCCAACAACATAGCTGGAATGATAAGACAAAAAGCGGCTCTTTTAAGGAGAATGCCAAAAATCCTGAAAAATCTGGCACAATTAAACTATCAGCAAATGAAGCTGGAGAGGTTCTCTCTTCATTTAAGACTAGAATCCCTTTTGTGGCATTTCATAGGAGAAACGACGATACAACAATTATTAAATTCACACCTTGGGATAAAAAAAGAAAAATTATGGGCAAGGATGGAGACACTTGGCACGAAACTCCAGCATTTGGAGTTAGCGTCACAAGAAATTCCACCATGACATTCAAACTCCCGCTAGAAGCAGGAGAAACAGAAGTCCTAGCAGAACTTCTTAAAAAATACATTCTAGAATCTTTTATTGTTGCAGACGCATATAAACCACAAGCGCCTAAAGAGGAAATCCAAGAAGATACACCAGATATTGAAGATTCAGATGTCCCATTCTAAAAAGCTGAAAGTATTATTCCATTCCAACCATAGTAGATTAGTAACTGGTTTTGGAAAAAATGCTAAAAATATATTATTAGCTCTCCATGAAGACCCAGACATAGAAGTTGTAGAGGCTGGAAACGGAGCAAAATTTGGTGCGGATTTAATGACACCTTGGGAAAGCTATGGAACTCATCCAAGCAACCCGAGCATTCTTCAAGCTATTCAAGGAGATGGGCCAAAAGAAAGAATAGCTCAATATGGTTTTTATACTATAGATGAAATTGTAGAAAAATGTAAGCCTGATGTATATCTTGGAGTTGAAGACATTTGGGCTTTCTCGGAATATCAAAATAAACCGTGGTGGAATAAAATAAATAAAGTCCTTTGGACAACTTTAGATAGTCTACCAATTTTAGATCAAGCCCTACAGATGGAACCACATTGCGACAAAATGCTTGTGTGGGCGACCTTTGCGGAAGAGGAGATGAAAAAACTTGGTCATAAAAATGTAGAAACGCTTCATGGCGCTGTTGACTATACACACTTTAATCCATTAGAAAATAGAGTAGAGATAAGGAAAAAATTTGGCATAAATGATAGTTTTAATATAGGTTTTGTATTTAAAAATCAATTAAGAAAATCAGTCCCAAATTTATTGCAAGGTTTTAAATTGTTTCAAAAAGATAACCCAGAAATAAAAACAAAACTTTTACTTCACACAGACTGGGGAGAAATAGGACAAGGGTGGGATATACCTAGATATATAAGAGAAATGCAAGTCGATCCAAACGATGTTTTGGCGACTTATATTTGTCACTCTTGCAATTTTTACCATGTAGGACCATATCAAGGAGAAGATAAAACCTGTCCAAAATGTGGTAAGGAAAAAACATTTAAGACAAAAAATAGTCTAAAAGGAATAACAGAAAAAGAACTTAACGAATTATATAATTGCATGGATGTTTATTGCCATCCATTCACCAGCGGGGGTCAAGAACTACCAATTCAAGAAGCTAAAGCTGCTGGGTTGATAACTCTAGTCACTGAATATTCTTGCGGGACAGACTCTTGTTATGATTACCAAGGAGGCATTCCTTTAAAATGGAATGAATACAGAGAACCTCAAACACAATTTGTAAAAGCTTCAACTTGTCCTCAAGACATAGCAAACAAACTATATAAAGTTTATAGCATGGAAGATGTAGATAAATGGACTTTATCAACAAATGGAATGAAACATGTTAAAGATGAATTTTCTGTAGAAACAATTACAGAAAAACTAAAAAATATTTTATATTCTTTAAAAAAACCAATTGAGACAAAAACCGAAAAGACAGAAAAACAGGAACCTCTCAGCATAGATGATGTTTTAGGAGATGAAGGAGTCGAAAATAGAATAGCAGTTGTCTTGCCAGAATCTGCTGGAGATATTTTGATACTCAACTCACTAATGGATAATTTAAAATCATTATATCCTGAAAAAAATATTTATGTTTTTACAAATCCGCAGTTCTATCAAATGATAGAAGATAATCCAAGTGTTCATAAGCTTCTCCCTTATCAACCATCTTTAGAAAATCTTCTTATGCTAGAAGGAAGGGGTGACCACAAGGGTTATTTTGAAATGGCATTTTTACCAAACATAGGAACACAGAGGCACCTCAATTATCTCCACAACGGCAAAGATAAAACACAATTTGAATTAAGATGAGTCATTTAGCTGAAGAATATGCAAAATCCTGTGGAGTCAAAATTGGCAAACCAATTTTAAAACCACACTACTTCCCAGTTCTGCACGAAAAATATATTACCATTCACAATGATAAAAAGGTTCAATCTAAAGAATATAACATGTGGACAGATGTCATCAATCTACTGAAGCCACAACTAGGTGATATAAAAATTATTCAAGTAGGAGCATTCGGAGAGGATAAAATTGAAGGAGTTGATGAACACTTGCCAACAGCAACACTGAAACAGTCATCATATGTAATTCAAAAAGGAATGGGACATGTGGGAATAGATAGTGTTCCTGTCCACATAGCTTCAGCTTTAGACAAGCCTGTAGTTGCAATTTATTCTCATACTTATGCATCAACTTGCGATCCCTTATGGAATGATAAAAGCAAAGCCATCACCATTGAATCAGACAGAGGGGGTAAGAAACCTTCTTTTTCTCTACAAGAAAACCCTAAAACAATTAATTTAATTAAACCAGAAAAGATAGCGCAGTCAGTTTTGGATGTTTTAGAAATAGATAAAAAGATAAAACACAAAACTCTTTTTATAGGCAACTCATATGTATCTAATTTTGTAGAAGTAATTCCTACAGAAAACACCAGTGTTCAATCAAAACATATTGATGTAAGGATGGATTACTGTCACAACGAAGAAGTTTTAGCAAACATTATTCAGAGAAATGAAGTAGAAGTAACCTTATCAAAACCGATACATGAAAATTTTCTATCCTCTGGTCGAATTAAAAAAGTTATTTACAAAACGGAAAAGTTTGATGCAAAATTTATTGAGATAGTAGAAAAATCTGGAATACCCCACATGTTTATATGCACCTCATCTAAAAACCTATCTGAACAAAGATCAAAGTTTTTTGAGGTTTTAATAAATCATTTAGACATAAACGAGGTAATTAAAAATAATAAAAAAAGAATTGAAGTCAAAGACTTTGAAAAAATAAAAATCAAAAGCGGTAAAAAAGTTGTTTGTGGAAACAAAATTTACGAGAGCTTTTATGATCTTAATGAAAGGAAAAATTTAAACCATTTTTATCTTGATTTAGATTTCTTTAGGGTTTATACTGAAGGAGATGAGTAAGAAAACTACCTACGGTCCAGATATCTACAAACGCAATGAGCATGGGTTGCTTGAAAATGTAGACTATGAATTTAACGAGGATGGCTCTGTGAATTGGAGAGCCATGATTAAGGAAGAGTTCCTCTACCCTAATAAGGATTGGTTTGTATCTAGGAAGAAAGATGTTCCTACTTCTAGTGAAGGGTTAAACGACAAACAACTACTGATTATGCTCGGAGGAATTAAAGAATTAGCTAAAATGCGTGGATATTCTACCGTTGCTTTTGATGTAGTTCATTCTTCAGATGGCTATGTTACCGCTAAATGCACAATCAGTTGGAATAAGAACTACGAAACACAAGACGAGGTTGTTTATCAAGACTATGCCAATGCCACTCTTGCCAATACAGACAATTTCTGTGCTAAATTCCTAGAAACAATCGCCTGTAATCGCGCTTTTGTCCGTTGTGTGCGTAATTATCTCAATATCCACATTGTGGGTGCAGATGAGATTGATAAGTCAAAAGGAGCTAATAATTCCAACACTGTGGAATATGATGCCTCTAGCGACTCTGCTATGTTGCCTTTAACGCCAGCAGGAACGCTCCAGAAGGCTTTGGATGAAGATAATGGAGTAAAGTCCTTTGATGACTTCAAGTCTCTTCTCAGGACATTCTGGAAGGAAGAAATCTATAAAAACGAGGAAGCGGCAAACTGGAAGTCTTACGACGATATTCCAGCAAAAGAATGCAGAAAGCTTATTGCAATCTGCAAAAAATCATAGACCCATAATATTTCTCTGAGAAGCGGTAAATACGCTTGATATGTATGACTTTCTAACAGAGGTGTCCATTCCTCTATCAGTTAGCAGTCCCTGATCTGGTGGAATCAGTTTGATTGTTGATTCGTTAATTGTCGTTGTTATGCCTTGAGGCCCAACCGAGATTGATAAAGAGTTTATAGTAGGAGTAAAAGTGGGGATTTCTAAACCATAGACAGTTCTTGAAGAGCTTTTAGGAATATCAACTGCATTAGCATAATTACCACGCTGACTTTTAAGCGCTCTCATTTCTGTAACATTTCCAGAAGCGGAAAAAATAGTTAATTGATTTGTAATGCTGTGGGCTGGCGCTTGAATATCAAAAGATTTTAAATCAAAGCGGTCAAATAGGTCAGATATCTGCTGATCTCCACTTGAGCTTTCTGATATAGCATCATCCTCTGCATCCTCTCCATCTTCAGAAAGTGGATTTACCCTTGTTTTAGCTCTATCATAGGCAACTTTTATTTGTTTTTTTACCTTCAGTGTGGCGTTTTGAAAATTCTTGCTAGACTGGTTTGCCATTCTCATCATATTTCTAATAGCACCTCCAGCGGTAAATGGTGTCACTTTTTCATTTTCTCTTGTAGGACCGCCCAAGACCATTGGATACGTGGAGTCAGCAAATTGTTTTAATTCTACTAATTGTTCTAGATATCTAAATTCTACGGCATCATCATCGTGTTTAAGCTCTCTCCTTTTTAATTGTCTTATTCCAACAAAATGAAAGGGATTTACTGTTTTTGCTTTGCCATTTGTGGCATTTGCTAAATGCCCAATTCTTACTCTTGGATGACCTACTAATTTAAAGAATTCATGAACATCTGATAATGCGTCTATTTCTGAGAGTAAATCTCGCTGATGAAATGGGCCTATAACGCTAATGCTATTAGTATTTTTAAAATCCATTCTGTCTGATTTGTATTTGCTATATCCATTTGATATAAAAATACCACCAGCAAACTCAAAATATGTTTTAAGAAATGTGTAAAGTTTTGAGTCTCTAGGCAACGACATGCCTACCGCCTTATTTTTACGACTTGCTAAATTAATATATTCAAATTTATCTCTTATTCTATCAAACTTAATATCTCTAAATTCTATATCTGTTTTTCTGTGTTCATCCGCTTTTTCCTGTGTTGGGTAAACAAACAAACCATCACGATCTGGTTGCCCTTCTTGGGGTTTTGGTCCAAATTTAATTATATCTCCTGATATGGGCCTATCAGTATAAAGACCTGCTAAATTAATTTTAGCAGCCTTCTCATTACCAAGGTGTTTTTGCAAAAGAGATCTGTTTTGACCTCCTCCGAACTTTTCCATAGCATATCTTAAAAAGTAAGTATATTTGTCAAATATATCTTCGTCTGCATCTCTTTGGTTGAATAAAAAATAAAATATACCCAAAGTTTCTCTGTTTAATTTAAACTCTTCTATTTTTTCTGGGAAGACTCTTTTGAATGACGCTTTTCTTCCTCTAAAATCATCTTTTGGAGATTTTTTGTCAGGCTTCTCAGCGGAACCTATATAAGCATTTACAAGCTTCCCCGTAGTTTTTGCCTTTGTAAAAGAGGCTGAAGTTATGGATTCGTCAGTTGTATCCGTGTGATCAATTATATTTATACTAGAGGCTTGCTCTGTGTTTATGAACTGAACAGAGCCATTTGCAGGATTCACAAACCAAAAGTATCCAAAAAAAGATGCGATAGCACCCAAAATACTATCAAGGGTTCCAGTGTTCTCAAATAATATATCTTCACTATCTGGCAAGCCCACTAGGTTTATCCCAACCATAGATAAAGCCTGTTTAAATTCTCTGACAGTATAACCATATTTTAAATCATATTGAGACAAATCTGGAGCGCCCTTATAAGACTCGCTAACAAATTCATCATTCAAAGAAAGCTCTGGCTTTAACTCTTTGTCTTGATAAACTAAAGTTATTTTTAGCCCATCAAATTTTGCTGCTGACTCGTAATTATATATTCTACCGAGCATTATAATTGAACCAGATTGATCTAGGGTCGGACCTTGAGATTTAAATGATTTTAGCGGTGAATTTATAACCTCTGTAAAATAAGGTATTGGTCCTTCAAAGTTTAAAGTTTCTGGTCCACAGTTTATACCTCTAACCATGACAACATGAGACTTCAATATTAGAGAAGTTCTATCTACATATTTCCTGCTGATAGTTTTTTTTGTAGGATCTGCTCCAATGCTATGCTGAGTGCAAATGAAGTTTGTCATCATTTCAGCAATTTCTTCATTTGAAAAAGAGTTTAATTCACCCAAGGCTCCGACAACAGTTCCTAAACCGTCTGATCCATCTAAATTTTTTGCGTTTAAAAGAGTGGTAACTGATGCGGTATGACCACCACCAGCATTAGAAAAGTTTAAATCTATTTTTTGTATTGTTTCACTCATAACACAAGAGAAGATCCAGATAATATTTCTGCTAGTCCTCCACTAATAGTAGCGTCAAAGCCTGTCTTAATAGTATTTACACCTATAAACAATTCTAGATAATTGCTCTGAGGCTGAAGAATACCATTTACATAATAGTTATTTCTTTTCTCAATATATCCATCAGCAAATACAACATCAGAATATCTACCTGTTTCGGAGGTTGTTTTTAATCTTTTTCTATGAGCAGTGTATTTAAATTTATTTTTATTCTCAGTTTTAACAACTCCTCCTGCGTTTGCCGAAGTCGAAAAAAGTGGAATAAAGAGAGGACTCGATACTCCACCGCCAACCTGAACCCCTACCCCAACACCAGAATACACTTTTTGCCCATTTAAAAAGTAGTCATAATCAGAAAAAGTAGAGCTAGTATAACTACCGCTTATTCCTGATTTTAAAGAAAGTCCGAAATCTCCAGTCCCTGCAAATATTCCCCCAGTAATTATATTATAAGTTACTTGGGATTCTCCATTTACTGGCGTGGTGGAATCAAAGTATAGTTTAGACTGATCAAAAACATTAGACTCGTCCCCTTTTGTAAAAAAATCACCCGTTTTTATATTATAAAAAACTTCATTTGTGATTGTTTGAGTGAAAGGTATTTCTTGTAACAAACTTTGCCCGTTCAGATATGATGAAACTTCCCTCTGACCAGTGCTTATGGTTCTATCGTAATAAAATTCACCAAGACTACCAACACCCTCTCTATTTAAGATATCAAAAGTATTTGTCTCCAGCGCATCTGAAGAGCATCCAGAAACCGAAACATCACCTGTGCTAAAAACAACATCGTATATCATTTTCTCTCCCCCTTATAATAAACGTAATCTTTTTTAAATAATTTTGACGGCCCAGATAAAATTATTCCAGAACTACTAATAGAAGGTCTATCTGTTACAGTTTGGAACAATGGTATTTGAGAAACTCCACTGACATCTGGCAAATCTCCAGCTTGGAATCTAAACCCATAAAGCTTCACTGCCACTGTTGCCGCCCCAGAAATAGCCTGTCTTTCAATATAGTTTTGAACTTGATTCTGAACATGCAGGAGTCCTAAAGTTGCAAAGGCACTGTCTCCACTAGGCAAGTATTGATAACCAGAATCGGGGTGAAGTATACCGACTTGTTCTTTGTTAAATGTGGTTACTCCCCCTTGCTCAAACGTGTGATAATTTAAATATACATCCCCTTCAAATTTATTATCAGTCGAACTCGCAGTAAGACCTCCTGTTAACATATATCTTCCTGTAGAAATATCTAATGATCCAGTAGCTCCATAATCATATCCAGTTATACCTGTTTTATAAGTAACGACTTGTCTATAGCCAGTGATTATTTGTTTCTCTGTAGCAGTTGTTGCACTTTGAAAAAATGAACCAATTAAACCGCTTCCAATAGTTAATCCTATACTTGGTGGAATATATCCCGAAAAAAGACAAAAAGAATTTAAACTTATGTCTGAGGTTCTAAATTCCCCAGATGGTCCAGCAGCGCCGCCTCTAAAATATTGATTAGATCCACCTAGATAAAATTCTGAATTATTACCAATAAAACTAGAATTTATAGTAAATGATTCTGTTTCTATTTTGTTATTTAAGTAATCAAATTTGGAAAGAGATAATGTATTGCTTCCTAAAGAAAATCCTACAACATTTCTTCTTGATAACTCTATAGAGTTTGCTGTGTGGATATAATCTCCATTCTTGCCAAAAGATTGATAGAAAAGCTTTCCCCTGCTATTAACACCAAAATTAAAACCTTTTGCTCCAGTGACAATTAAGCCATCTACACTGGTAGAAATTTTTTCTAGAGAGCCAAAAATTACAGAATCTGAAACACCAGTGTTAAATTGAAAATCTACTAAATTAGACAAATCTGAGTATCTTACAGATGGAGTGTTTACCTTCAAGGTTGACTCACTCAAATCTGCCATATTGCTATTTACGAATGTTCCTGTGGTAAAAAGTTTAGCACCTGCAACAGTCCCTTGTCCTGAGTGAGTAACTATTCCACTATATAAACCAGTGTTAGCAGCGGGATCACAATTTTCTATTACTCCAAAATTCAAGCCTCCTGCTTCCTCGTTACCAATATGTCTACCGCTCATCCCAGAAAAATCATAATGCACTAAAAGCCTATCGGTGCTTCCGAAGGCTTGATACATACTATAATTTAATCCTGATTGACTCATATTAATAATATCTACTCATATTATAAGAAATAGTTTGATCATTTAAACTGCTACTTTCCGCAAAGGAGAAAACTCCGCTAGCATAACCACTAGATATTTCTATTAATTTTTGTAAATCTCCTGTCGATGCCTCACAACTAGCTGACACGCTATATTCACCAGCCCTTCTATTCATAAGCTTTTGTTTAGCAAATCCACCTAAACTTGGAACTATGCCACTTAACTCAATAGGTCTTTTGTCAGTTATGGATATCTGTAATCCAGATAATTGACCAGATGATAAATCAATCCTGTTATCAAACTCTAGTGCATATGAAATTAAACTCTGCAAAGGATTTTTTGTTATTTGCCTAGAGGTCGGAGTCGGGTTCAAAAAATCTCCACTTATGTGATAACCCGTAGCATCTCCTGTAAAATCCTGTAAAGCTTCTATAGCTAAATTTAAAAACCCTGAGTTAGCAAGAACACCACTATATTGAGAATCTACTTGTTTAAATCTTTCTCCCGTTGCTGGATCGCCAGTCCCCACTATATCAAACGGACCCTTGTATTTAAATTCTCCGTTTATTGATACTCTTACTATAGATTCATCTTTACTAGCTGAAACTGTGGCAGATCTTGTATGAAGAACATTCCCGCTTCTGTCTAAATTTTCTGGGTCTGTAAAATTGTATGTGAAATTTACAATATTAGATCCAGTGTCTAAATCGTAATTAACAGAGGACGGTCCATTATCTATAAAAGTATAAGCTCCTGTTTCATAATCAGAAAGTGATGACGCTACAGCATTTACAGCTAATTGAGCAGCTTGGGTTGAATCAAAAATACCAGTGTCAAGCAATCCTGTTCCAAACTGAGGTTTATCAAAATCTCCTTTTACAGAACCATTAACCACAACATTCAATCCATCTTCTTTACTAAAAGATATTTTTGTTGAACAATTTAGTATACCAGATTTTGAAACTCCTGTTGTAGTAAGATCTTCACTAGTGCTATAATTATAAACTTCATCAATAGAATAAAGATTATTTGATTTATCTATATTCTCAGTTCTCGAAAACAAGAAGGCATTATTGTTTGCTCCAGTTTGGAATAAGCTTAAATCTCTGCAACCAGTAGTTCTTCCTGTTACAAAGTTTCTAGCATTTGCTAAAGGATCATCGCTGTTTACTTTAACTCCTCTTGCAGAAACGGAGTGATTAACTTCTGTTATTCTTCCCTCTTGCTCTTGAAATGTCCATCTATCTTGAGGGTCTTCTATACCAAAAAACTCTGAAAAACTTTCTTCTGAATAACTTTCAAAAGAAACAGAATATGGCATTATTGTTGTTAAATCAGAAGAATCAAAAGAAATAGATATTGGTTTAGCTGTAGAAAATGCTTTTACAGTTAAGTCATCATTAGTTACATTTAAGGTCTGAAACTCCGACAGCATACCACTGATCATTTGCATTTTTTGTAAATGCAAACCACTTAAATTAGATCCAGTCAGATTACCTACTATCTCTATAGTGTTTTTTGTATGATCTACCGCTCCTTGAATATAAATAGGTTCTACGCCATATCCTACTAGTGGAGTTGGATATGGGAAGTTGTAAGATCCATATGTTACACTTTCTGCCATTATTCCTTTAAAAATAAATATTGTATATTTCTGCTTGAGCTACCCTGTCCTAAATTTAAATTTATAGTGTCATTAATTATATGGATAACATTCTCATCTACCAATTCATTCATTTCAGTTGTTTTAGATTCTAAAACACTCCTAGCATCATAAATCCCCATACTTTGACTAGTTATAGCTTCAGCGGTAACAGTAGCTTGACCGACTGTTTTTTTATTGCTGCTAATAATTTGATCTTCTAAATTCACTAAATCTAAAAATTTAAATACTCTATCAATTTGATGAGTTTTACTTAAGGTCTTTTTAAATTTTAATACACCATCATTTGTATCTTTGTAAGCAAGATCTGTAGTGAAAGATATTTCCTCTGTCACAAACCCCTCAGATTTTTCAAAAGTTGTAGATCTAGATTTTTCTACTATATCTGATACAGGATGAAACAATCTTTTTATTTTGTCTTGAATGTATGTTTGTTCACTAATCCAAAGTGTTTTAGAGTTTAAAAATTTTTCTCTATTGTTTCTTCCTTGACTTTTATATGAAATTGATAGCTTGTATTCAATGAATCTACCTTGTTTGGCCTCTGATCCAAAGTATGATATTCTATCATCTTGAGATTTAGATGGATCAGTGCTAAAAACAATTGTTATGCTAGCTGTATTGCCATCTTTTGTTATTCCTTTTTCAATAGATGTAGGTGTCCCAAACTGTGCGTTATCTTGAGAGGCTATATCATCAATAATCCCTGCCATTGCAGAAGTTAAAACATTTTCAGAATCTTGTCTGAGAGAAATTAATTCAATCTGGTGTCTTTTTGTTATAAAGCCATTCTCTCCTATTTCTATAGATTGAGTTTGCTTTTTACTGACACTTTTAGATTCATCAACAAAAGACGAATCTACTTTTTCACTTAAAGAAACAGAAAGTCCAATTAGATCATAAGTTTCTGATATGAGACCTCGAAAAGCTTTATCAATTTTAGCTTTTTCTGAAATTCCATCTTCTTGATATCCTAAAGATGGTCTATTTGCGAAATAATAATTAGTTAAAAATGTCTTCGCGTCATTTAAAAACTCATCACCCGCCTCTTGTTTGTATTTTAGGGATATATTTCTGGTTGAACTATAGTCTGCGCCTGATCTGTTGAAATCATAAGTCTCACTAAAATCTTCAACCAAATGCGGGTTAGGAATTAATTTAGAGAATGTTTTAGAAGAATAATCATCTAGCCTTCTTGATTCTTGTATTACTATAGAAACTGTCTCAGAGCCAACTAAAGTCCCAGCCGAAAAATTAAAAGACTGTATTCTTCCTTTTAGATAATCATCTGCTCCTATTCTAGCTACTATGTTTGGTTTCTCGTAAGCAGCTATGATTGCATCTCTTCCCTGTATTAATACAGTATCATTTTGCTCAAAGTTAATATCAGAGAGATCAATTTCATATGTCCCAACTACCTCATAGCCAAATATTTCTTCTGTTTCTAGATAAGAATAATTTACCTCTAAAGAAGAAGATAAGACATTGTTAACTATTAACGCTGCCATAATTTATTATTCGGTTAATTGATCTACCTTTCCTTGTAATACTGTGACAGTAGTCTCTAGTCTTTCTAGCTCTTTTACCTTCCCATCTATAAAGAGTTTTGTCTTTTCAACAAGGTCTGCTGCACTACCCGCTGCCTCTAAATTAGTTTTAGCAAATTCTTTCACTTTATCAAATGATCCAACAGAGGTTTTTAGTTCACCTTGCAATTGTTTAAGATCTGCTGCGAATTCTTTAGTTGCTTCATTGTTGTGTAAGGAATTAAATGCAGTTGCTGATGCTCCCATTTCTGCTCTTAAGTTATTTTGCTGTTCTATCAACAATTTAGTTGATTCATCTAATCCAGCGCCAAAGCTTTTCTCTGCTATCGCTTGAAGGCGTTCTGCAAATTTTTGATCTTCCTCGCTGTCAACATTTCCTGCAATTTGATCTTTTACAATAGACCGCCTAGCATCTTCCATTATTTTTTTAGCCTCTGCCAAAGCTGCTTTGGCCTCTTCTTGAGTCTTCGCATTTCCAGAAGCTACAACAGCAGCAGCGATAATTTCATCTGTGTTGCCTAGCCCCATATTATCAAACTGCATAAGGCCAGCCGCCATGTTAGCTTGATCTGCTTTTGTTCTCTTGCCTCCTTTTTTCGCAAGCTCAAACATGTTTAATGCATCTTCCCGCACTACCCTTGTATTAACACCACCTTCTTTTACAAGGTGATCACTTAATTTAGCCATAGCTTGAGCGGCTTTATCTCTGGCGGCTGAGATCTTAATTTCATTTTGCTCTCTCATATGCTCGATATCTTGCATCTTATTGAGAAAAGAAGTTCCTGCTTGTATAGCAGCAGCTTTAAATCTTTTACCAGCTTCGGCAGCGTCTTTTGCAAGCTGTTTAGTGTCTTGCATTGATTCTGGTTTTTGCTGCTCTGCTTGTAGGGCAAGGTCAGCAGTCAGTTGCTCTTGTCTTAATTGATTGATGTTTGTCATCATAGCATTTTGCTCTGATGCTAACATTGCTGCTCCTGCAAATTTATTTGCTCTGGTTGGAGCTATTTTTAGACCAGCTTGCATTGAGGCACTTTCAGCCATCCCTTTTATGCTTTTCCCTCCCCCTAGTCTTTTACTTACTTCTGCTTCAAGATTTGTAGCTGCGGCTCTGGCGGCAGCTAGTTTTTCATTAGCTCTAGCTAACTTATCAGTAGCAATTCTAACTTTACGATCATGTTCATCTTGTTGTTGAACTGTATCAAATCTTATTCCTGCAAGATCTCTTGAGGCTTGAGCTAATCTAATTTGTGCTGCTTCTATTTCATCTAAATTTTGTTCTTCTTTTGAATACTCATTTTTTAATGACTTCATGGCCTCAACATACTCTTTTTCAATAATACTAGTATCTTGACCAGCGGCCCTCATTTTGTTTATGTTCTGCTCTGCCCTATCCATAAAGGCATCACTGCTACCAAAGCCAAGTTCACGATTTCTTGAGTTTGATGCAGAAACTTGTGCATATCTTTCCATGATTTCTGGGGAAAGAGGCTCTGGCCCCTGAAACGCAGATACAAGCCCTTTTCCTATTCCGCTACCAGCCAATGCTCCAACTCCTCCTCCAAGTAATCCTCCAATAGCCATGCCAATTGGACCCCCAAAAGCACCTAGCATTGCTCCGACTTTGGCTCCTCCTAAACCTCCCGCCAAAGCTCCTCCAGCACCACCAAGCTCTCTATCTCTTTCTTGTTTGGTTATAAGCCCTGCTTTTTCATCTTGAAAAGAATTAAAGGCGCTAAACCCAGCCATTCCAACAGCCAATGGCGCTCCAGCAAATTTTCCAATTCCACCCACTCTCCCCATCGCTCTAGTTCTGGCGTTTGCACTACGTTGAGCATTATTAGATGCTCTTATTGCAAAAGACTTACTGTAACCATCTTTCCTTAATGAATCCCTTATCTGGAATCGACTTTGACCACCCATAGGATCTCTACCCATTGGCAATCGTCTTTGCATTCCACTTCTTAAAGAAGTCATTGCTTTAGTTCCAGCAATAGCTCCACCTGCGCGACCTAATCCTCCTTTTATTCCTGTCCCAACTTTCCCTAAAGCTCTTCCCCCAAATCCTCCAGTAACCATATTCAAAGTAGACAGTGCCATCAAACCTGTAATAGCAGTGTTTGCTGCACTAGCCACGCCCTCTAACCCAGAGCTAGCTGTTGCCGCTGATCTTGAGGCTTTATCAATTGCAGCAACTTCTGCCATTCTTTCTTTAAATCCTTCTTTACTAGATAAAGCAGCGTCTGTTTGAGCTTCTGCAAGCGCGATGCTAGAGTCTGCTGACTGATCTGTTGCAGCGACCATAGTTTGCAACGCCATTTGCACTGACCCTAAAGCTAAAATAAACCCAGTTGCTCCACCAAGACCTCCACCGCCTCCTTTAGCATAGTTAGGAACAAACCCTCCTGCAAACATACCAATCCCTTGACGCTCTCTCTTTATTGCATCTTGTAATCCATTAGGCTCGTCTCTTAAATTTGTTACAGCTATTGGGCTTCCTTTAGAGTCCTTATGAACCCTCATCATTGAGGTAGGGACACCTGCGCCCCCAGCATAGTTTGGAACAAGCCCTCCTGAAGACATGCCAACTGGTGCGCCTTTTCTTGGCAAGCTCCTCATGGTTTGACTAATGAACTTTGCCTTTTGCCCTTGGCTGTTTTTAAAATCACCATATTTGTATCCCAAACCTTCGATTCCAAATATCTCTTCTACAACTTTGCCTGATGCTCCAGCAATCCTAACATCTAGAGTATTGTTACCTGCTCCCGCCTTAACACCACCAGTTACAGCGTCTATAATAGACTCAAAAATAGCTCCTCTTAATGCACCAAAAGCACCCGCTCCACCTTCTTTTAAAACCCTAGCCTTTACCTGTTTGGTGGTAAACCTTCTAGGCTGCATTTTTAGTTTGCCCCCACTTTTAGAAACAACACTATCCATAGCATTATTAACACCCCTTGTTAAAGAAGCATCTAAAATTGTATCCATCCTTAACATTCTTCTGAATCCAGAATCCCGTTTTAGATTGGGGTCTATTCCAGCTACACTTCCGTCAAAACCAGAAAACCTTGTTTGTAGCCTTTTCTTTGATTGAAAATTTGTATTAAGCGCACCTTGCGTAAAAGCTTGGGCTTGAGGAACAAGCATAAGCGCTTTTTTACTATCTGGGCTATCTGCAATATATCTTGGAAAGTTTGAGCCATCGGCCCTCTTTTTATTTCCCATTACATGACCAGACATAGCAGCTTGCTCTGGAGTTATTACTCCCGATGTAATTCTTTGAGATGCTTGAGGAGGAGTTAGCAAAGGGCCAGCAAAGCCTCCTATAGCAATACTTCCCCTGCGAGCATAGTTCGGGACAAAGCCGCCTCTATTAAATCCAAGTCTACCTTGATTTAAGTTAGACATAAATGGCTCGCCAAATTTGTCTACAGCGCTTTTACGCATTACGAATTCACCAGCAGTAAGCATTGCTGGAACGTCATCTTTTGTTCCTGACCCTCCAGTTACTCTACCACCTACAGCAAAAGCCCTGCCCCTTCTTCCAGTAAAAGTTCCTGCTGCGTTAATTCCCGATACTCCTCTGGCAGCAGCCGCACTAGCTAGCTGTCTCATTAACTGAGCCTGTTGAGCTAATAGTGCATTTTCTCTTTGAATTGCCATTATAACAGCTTGCTCTTTCTGAACTTGAGTTGCTGTCTGACTAGTTATTGCATTTCTTAATTGTTGATCTCTTTGAAGCAGTCCAACTATTCCTCCCTCAATCTGCTTAAGCCTCTCGGTTTGGGTTCCCATTGTGAAAAGGGTTCTTAAACCCTCTCCAGCAAATTTGGCAACTAGCTTAAAAATCTTAACAAAAGCTGCTGTGAAAATAACCACTGCTGGCCCACTTAAAAAAGAGCCAATTGTTTTGAATAATCCTTTTACAAAAACATTTCCTTTTTCTGGATCTAAAGCGTTATTTAAAAAATCTGTAACTTTACTAGCTATTCCAACTAATCCTTCTAATAGAGGACCAAATGTGATAGCTCCCACTCTCTCTGCTAGAGAGGTAAGACCCTGAACCAATGAGTTGATCTGGGCAGATATAGATTCGTTTAATAATCTATTTTTTTCAAAAGCTTCATTTGTAGCACTGGCAGCAGTTATTGCTGCTTTTTGAAATATAGAAGTATTAGAACCCAAATCTTTTAAAGCGGCACTAACCACGTTAATCTGGAAAACTCCACCAGCTAATTCTTTGATTTTGGAAACCACAGTTGGATCTGCAATCCCTTCTATAGCAGTAGAAAGAGCCTGTAGTTTTTGCACTCCAGTTTGGTTGGCATCAATAGCAACCCCTAGTTCCTTAAGTTCTGAAATAGTTGTTCCTCTTTGTAAACGAGTAAAAATTGATTTAAATGCGTTACCGATAACGGCACCACCCCTTGCAGTTTTCTGCTCAACCGCCGTAATAAGACCCAACAATTCATTAAAGCTCACTCCAGCATCTTCCGCTGTAGAACCCGCTCTTTTAAAAGCTTCTGCTAGGTCATCAGTAGATACAGCAAACGCTGTATCAACAGCAACCATTTTATTAACTATTTGTGTATGAGTAAGCCCAGCAGAAGTAAATCCATTAATAGCTGCCGTAAGAGCCTTTACTGACTTTTCAGCATCCATACCAGAAATTCTTGTAAGTATAAGTGCAGACTTAAGTCTGGAAGCAGTTTCTTCAGCACTTAAACCCTGCCTAGCCAACTCAGCAGCACCGTCTGCTACGGTCGAGAAGGATTGTCCTGTTTCTTGGGCTACTTTAAAAATAGAATTTCTAAACCTATTGAAAGTTTGTTCTGAAGCTTGGAAAATAGAATTAATTTCTAATAGCCTCTTTTGAACATCAATTGTTGTAGAGACAAGTTTTTTAAATGACTGCGTTACACCATTAATGACTACAGTTGTAGCCCCGAATGCAAACACACGCGCAGTAGAAGCATCCAGAGATTTCTGGAATTCAGAAGCTTGCCCTGTAATCCTGCCTAAAGCTTGTGATATCTGCTTTGTAGAAGCATTTAAGCTTTGCGGATTAAGGCTTACATTTAGGGATGCATTTAGACTTGTCGCCATATAGTGTAAATTACACCTATCCTGTTAAAAAGTCCTCTGCTTTAAGCTCTCCACCCCTTGCTTTCATTCTTGCTTTTAAATCATCTATGCCATAACTAACTTTATTGTCAGTCTCCTCTTTCTCCTCATATTCTAGTATTTTAAGAGGATCATTAGATATCTCATCTGGAATTTTAACATTCTTCATCTTATTGAATAATGCGTTAGATAAGATTATCAGATTTTTCTGAAATATGGTAATTGTCCTAAAATTTACATCAAAAAGCTTTAAGGGGTTTCTGTGTTGAGCTACATAAATATCAAAAAAACCACCAAAAAAAGAAGCGCCTAGAATACATTGTTTACTATTTAACTCTGCATACCTTTTAAAAAGAGCGGCAGTTAATTCTTTTTCAGGATCTTCTCCTATGCTTTCTGTTAGATCCCTATCCAAATAGACGCATTTCTGCACCATTTTTTTTACTTTTTTTACTTCAGATAGGCTTTCAGCACTATAAGTAACCAAACTAGCTTTTTTTCTTCTTAACGTATCTAGATCTACTCTTTGTTTCTCTATTTGGTCGTTAAAAACTTTTCTTTGGTTAGGGTCTTGAATTTTTTCTAAAGCCGTTGTTGACTTTTTAACTGTCCACTGTAACGATTTTATTTTTTCTTCTTCAGCATCTGACCAAGATCCTGCTTTTTTAGCGTCTTTAATTAATTGCTTTTCTGTCTGAATCCCAGATTTTACGGAGCGCTCTATATCTTCATTTTGCTCCTCATCAAGCTCAAGTATTTCTGTATAAAGAAAATGCCTGAAATAATAATTTTCATCAGAGACCTTTAGTTTACTAAAGCCTCTTGAAATGTCTAAAAGATCGCCAGAATAATTTTTTTCATTATTCTTCATTTACTTCAGGCTCATCTTCCTCAAAAAGATTATCTAAAGACTCTTGAATACTTTCTTGATCTTTCCCTAACTGATTATACCAAATACTAGAAACTTTAATTAGAGTATCAAAAGCAGATTCATATAATTTTTTAAGCTTTAAAAAGTCTATTTCACTTAATCCTGTATCTTCAATTGAAACCTCATCTTCTTCATCTTCTTGTAAAAGCAAGAGCAAGTTTCTTTTATGCTCATAAGAATCGCCTTGGAAAATTGGAAACAGTTGAGTTTTGTCCTTACCTTCAACCGTATCTTCATAGTGTGAAAAATTTAAAACTAACCATTCAATCAATTTCTGTTCCGCTTTAGCGTCTGCCGTTTGCCCGAATTGATCTCTCAAAGAAATTTCATATTCATAAATTGTCTTTTTAGTATCAGCAAAAGTCCTTTCGGCGTTTTTTAATTTTGCTTTTTGTTCTTCATTTAATTCTTTAGAACCTCCAAAAAACTCAATTGTTCTAGCGGCTTCGATATTTTCTAGAATAACATCGCTGACCGTATCAGAAGCCGACTTTGAGGTCATTCCTCCTAAATCGCCCATCTTTTTAGCGAGCATAGCTTTGGTTAAAAACCCAGCATTAATGTATTCATTAAATTTTTGCCCATAGAAAAAATCTGCATCTTCTCTTTGGGAAATAGATGGCTTTGTAAAAACAATCCTATTTTTAATAGTTTTTTTAACTTTTTTAGTGGTCTCTACGGGTCCGTCTTTTGTTTTTTTAATATGAGGAACCTCAGACCTAACAACTCTACTAACATCAAATGAATATAGCTCTTTCATTTATATTATTATAAGTAAAAAATAAATAAAATCAACTATTTACGCCGCTAACGTCAACCGAAACAGATGAGTTATCTCCTTTGTCAAAGGATACACAATTTACAACACCGTCTCCCAATCCAAATCCAGTCACATCATAAAAGTTAGCCATCAATACATTATCTTTATAGTATGTAAATGTCTCGTTATTGTGATCGTAATATATTTGAATCCCAAAGGGAGTGCCGCTTTGATAGCCTCCAAAAAATTTGCCGCTCTGGTCAAACAAATAGCCTTCTTTCCCTGTAATAGAAACTAAATAACCATTTAGGCTAGCCCCTGTTTCCATAAGGTGAAACTGAAATCCACTTGCTGGATCATTTATGACAAAATTTAAATCATAAAAAGAGTTTTTATAATTAGGCAAGTTTCCGCTAGTTCTCATTGTATTATAGGAAAGTAGTAAGAGAAATTAATTGTAGTATTATCATCTAAACTTGTTGATTCATCAACATTTTCAAGACAACAGCCGCTAGTTACAAAGTCCATTAAAGAGTTTCCAAGATCATCTTTTAAATCAATTTTAATTACTCCACTATCACAAACAAGACTAGAAAGATCTAATCCTGTTACAGAGTTTTTGATCATGCTTACCTCTATAGATCCCCCTGCTGGCAACTCTGGGTATCTAAAACTAGGGTTTCTTTGTCCAATCCTAGTTACATTTTTTCTGGGTAAATCTACAGAAATAGAGAAATCTTGTATGTGTAAACTTTCAGTGTTTATCCCCTCTTGACCATTAGTTGTAGTGGTAATTTGTATTTTTTGAGGTCTCATAAAACCCTTAATAAAATCATCATTACTTTGGTCATCTATAGAAATAGCACCCCCATCACTAAAGGTAGCTCCCACTCCTAAATATGTGGCGTTTCCTCTTATAAGCTCACCAACACTAGCATTTATTGAATAATTTGTTAATGAGGCATCGTTCATAACAGTAGAGCCAGCAGTATCTTTTACTTGAAAATCAAACTTTCCAGTAGTGAGAAAACCGCCGTGTCTTTGTTGAAACTGATAAAAAGGATCAACTCCAGTTGCTCCTGTAGTTAACAACATCTCCATTTGTAATGTCGTCGTTTGATTAGAAGACAAAACCCTCTCTGTTATGTGAGCAGTTCCTAGTCTTTGAATGTCTATAACCTCTTTTGGAGTAGAGAGAGATAATGAATTTACTGCGGGTATACGAGACCCATCAATAAATAATTGAATATCACTAGAATGTATTCTATCTACAGCCATACATAGTAGTTTACACAAAAAAGCCCCGCATTTCTGCGAGGCTTTTCTGAGTTGAATTTAAAGGATATTAATATGGTGCTTTACTATTATCACCCTTGTAATATAAGTTCCCGTTTGGAGTCCCGACAAAATTATCTGATGGAGCGCCACCAGCAGGGCCAGTGCTGCAATCACCTGTATAAAACAATCCTTGACCTGTAACAGTAGGACCACCGATTTGAGCAGAAAACGTCAAGTCAACAGTTTCATTGTCATCAAGTCCAACGGAGAATGCCTGAGAATCAAGTGATGCATTTTCTAATCTATATGCATGTTGTGTCGCACCAAGATCGTCCTTAACGGTAATAGTAACATCAGTTGTATCGTCTCCAGCAGTTCCTGTAAGAACCATATCAAGCGCACCTGTAGAGAAATTCTTAAGAAGAGCGCTTACACTCATTGTAACATTAATCGGAAAATCTAAAGGTCTTGCGACTGCTCTCTCTGCACCAAGTGCAGAAATATTAGTTCTAGACATTGGAACCTCGATTGAAGCACTTTGAACATGCATGTCAGACATATCAGTTCCACCCCAAGACCACTTTTTCCTATCAAAACTTAAAGTAACATCTTCTGGACGAAGAACCAAAACACCCATATCTCCAGTGGATGGAGCATCCAGTCTGTATTGACCTGTATCTGCTCTTCCTCCATCAGCATTTAATGCTGGATTGTATAATCCAGAACTATTGGCCTGAATTTGAATGTTTTGAGCCTCTCCTTCAATGTCTACTCTTGGGATTTCTCCAACGGCAAAATTAACGGAATAGCTGTTAACAATACAGTTACCAAGAGATACAACATCATGGTTTGTTCTTTCAGCATCGGTGAAAGCAGACGCTTTAAAAGCATCTTCTCCTTCTTTAACAGTAAGAACATAAAGATTTTTTTCTCTCTTTTGTTCGTCTTCTGTCATCACACCTGAGATGAACTGAGATTTTACTTTTGGTTCTGCATTCGGGTCGAATCCCACTGTATTGAAACCTAAAGTAGCCTCGTTTTCTCCATTACCTAAAAAGTATCCAAGTGAAAAGGTTGGATTAAGTTCTGACATTGTTACTGTCCCGATTCGTGCTAACTGACCAAATTCTCTCACATCTTGTCTTGCACCTGCAAGATCGACATCAAAAGAAAAATTGTCCACACGATGAAGTTGGTGGGGGATGAAACCCGATTCCGTTGCCGCGAGCGCCGAACCACCAAAAGCGGTATTACTCGCCAAAATACCTGTGGGCGATGCATACACTGCTTTACTCTGTGAAATTACTCTTGTTCTAGAAGCCATATTAATTTAAATTAAAAGTTGAAATGTTTACACTTTCTTACACGGATTTATAACCTTGGGAAACGATAAGTGCATAATTCAAAGTCTAAAAAGCCAATTGAAATGTTTTTATTTAAGTTTTCTCTTATTTTCTCAGACACAACTTTTGAGGCAGAAACGTCCATTATATGAGATTTATCTGGACTTGATTGAGCAGCGACTAAAGTGTCATAATTATAGGGAAAATCCTTAATTGAGAATGAAAATCCATAAGGAAAGCTTTCATACGGAATATGCGTAATATCCTCTCTCACTGAATCTCTAAACAGAGACATTACAGAATCTAGGGTATAATTATCAAAAGAAAGAACCATGACCCTCATATTTGATCTAGTGTCCTCTTCTCCACCAAATGAAAATTCAGTATTGTCAGAGGATGCCTGAGAAATAAAGCAAGCAGGTAAAAAATATGTTGTTTCGTCATATTCTCCAGTTTTACCATATTGATAAGGCAGTTCTGTTGCACTGTCTTTAAAATCTGAATGAATTATTACCTGTGCGTCTGTATCGTTAGTAATATAAGTGTTTACCTCTTTTACTGTAGAATTTGCTGTTAATGTTGTGTTTCCAATAGCAGCGCCAGAGGCTTTTGGGAAAATCAATCTGCCATTTTCATAGTCGGTAAAAACCTCACCATTTTGGTCGTAATTACCTGTAATAAAATGATTGCCTAAAAAGAAACCAGAGTTGGGCTGGTCAATATCATACTCCCCTACAAGAGATCTGTATTTCCCTTGAAAAGCAATATGTGAAGAGGGTATGTCTGGAAAATTGCCAGATGTAAAAGCATTGTCTAAATTAATAGCATAGGCTTTAGCCTTATCTGATAATAGTTTATTTTCAAACCACAGATAAAAACTGGATAAAACATTCTGGTCAAATTGTGCTTTCATTTGTCTAGTCTCAACATTTTCTTCTTAAAGTTTTCTATTAGTTTTTTAACATAAGGAACTCTTCTAAAAGTTACACTAGAAGATCTACTTTTGACCTGTATAGCTGTTCCAGAACTAGATGAAGGAAATCCAGTGGAACTGAAAAGGTATTGCCCCAAGTTAGTTAAACCTCCTTCTTCCACGCTTTTAACCCAGCTTTTTCCAGTCATCCAAGGTATTGGTGTCAATCCATATATCTCCTCAACACTTGGTATGAAAAATGTAACCATATATTTACCTTTAGTGTTCGTCCTTCTAACAGTAAATTTAATTTTCTCTTTAAATATCTGAGATATCACGGAAGTAGGATCATCAGACGAAGTAAAACCTATAAATGAAAAAAGGTTTCCATATCCCCCAAGTGTGCCGCTTGTATTTGATGCATTCGGCCCAGCATTTAGCTCTAATGTAATAGGATGAATAGAGAATTCTCTCTCTAATTCCTTTCTTCTTTCCTCTAGTTTAGGCTCAATAACTCCCCTTAACGCCATCGCCATACTTCTAGAGTTTGGTCTATCTACAGTTAGCTCTCTTAACAACTCCGCTGCATTTATAGTAACTACTGGCGCTGATGTTGATATAAATCCTTTTCTAGCCATTAATTCTCACGTTTTAAAAATATAGAATAAAACTGAGCGTCAAATGGACCAATTACTTTTGCATCTCCGTCAACGATATACAACTCATCGTCAACTTCTATTTTAGAACAAATCTTAATTTTTTCGTAGGCATCAGATTTAACTTTAATCCTTATTTGACCCTCTGATGCCATTAGGTTCATTTGAGCGTTCCCATCAACGAGATCTTCTTTCTGCTCGTTCTTGTAGTAAATACGGGCGCTAAATGAGTGTCTTGTTAACTCTGTGTCAGATGAAATTTCTGCTGTATTTTTAGTGCGCCCATATAAGGGGTTGTAATTAAGCTCTGCTGGGACAGTGCTGGCTTCTTTTACATACACATAAATAGTTCTAGCGAAAGTATCATGAACGTCACTTAACGCTGAATTAATAGCAGTTTTTTCTGCATCTGTGAGTAGGGAAGCCATGTTATCATGTCAGTTTTCCAGATAAGTCAAAAGTTCCATCAGTTCCAGCTACTTGAATTGGAGATGACTTTTGGTAATTATATTGGAACACAAGGTCTTTTAATCTTTTTGAAGTTTGTTCAGAAAGGTCTCTATATGTTTTAGCAACAGAGTTTTTATTCTGTCTTTGGATAGTTGTATCCCCTTCTTTTATGGTAACCCAATCTACAGAATCAGAGTAAGTGAAAGATCTTAAAGATTCTCTTGCTGATTTTTCATAATACCAAAGTTCATACAATGAAGAGAAAATGTTCTTTTCTACAGGAGCTAAACCAGATGTAGTTCCAGCCATTACCACACCACCAGTGGAGTTTACCTCAAACTCTTCATGAGTTATTCCATTTAGCTCTCCAATGTTGGTTTCTAGCCAACCAGAAACAAAGCCCATATTATATGAGCCAGTATCATTAGGAAAATCGTATGTTACGATTCCACTAGCTAAAACTCCAAGATCATTCATAAATTACAAATCCTTAAATAACTTTACAGCAGATTCGTAATCTGGGGAACTAGGATCTATAATTGGTTTTGCTTCGCCCTGAACTGTGACGTTGTGTTTTTGAACATAAAAGTCAAAAGACTTCATTAAAGATTTCCTCAAAAGATTGGTATTTCTTTCTCTTGGGAGTCCTACTCTAGCAGCTAAATCAGTCAAATCAGCAGCAGAACTTGCATCTACTCTCTGCTTGAAAACATCTCTATGCATTGTCCCATAAGGGTTCATTTGAGGCATTCCTAAAAGCTCCTCAAGCTCTTTTACCCTTTCAATCTCCTTTTCTTTTTCACTTCTATCTTTGCCGTCTGTAACATCAAATTCTTCTAGATGTTTTTTTTCAACTCCTTTTGAAATTTGCATTTCTTGGGCATTTTTCTTTTTGGCAGCTTTTTTCTTACTCATAATACATGATAGTGAAATTTTATATAAAAATCAATAAAAAAGAGCCGCCCCTTTCGGAGCGACTCTCTTTATAATGGTTGTCTATCTCTTTACGAGCTAGTTCCAATTGCAAGTCCAATAAGAGCTTTGTCATCAATACAGATGCGGCCCTCTTCAACTTTGCCGTAGTAACCGATCTTGTTCTGACGAACAGAGAACTGATCGTCAACAAGAACTTGGAACTCAGAAGGAGAACCCTCACCGATAACCGTAGGACGAATAAGAGAGTCCTTGGAACGGTCAACACCGATAAGAATTTGATCATTGGCCTGAGTGAATGAACCACCCTGTCCACCAGTGATATTACCTTCTGCCGCAGCGATAGTAGCAAACAGCTTATTAAAGCGCTGATTTTTACCCATCTCATTAACTTCCATGATATTAATACCATAGAAAGATGGAAGACCAGCACCAGCGTAAAGCTCTGCGCGGAGGTTCTCAGGAGCTACCTGACCGTCAGTTCCAGCGGCAGCAGTTCCATCCGAATCAACAGTGTTGATTGGGTTGTAAGCCATTGCACGAAGGTCTTCAACGATTTCTGGTGAAACCAGAAGGTCAGTAATTCCAGATTTAACTCCACCAACAGGTGTTCCCCCGTTGAATGAGCTATTAACACGCTTGCTTGCAGTGATCAAGTTATTGAGATCGTGAAGGATCATGCGATCCGACTGTGTTCCCTGAATAACCTGACTACCTTGAGTCCCAGCGCTTCCTGTAGCTTTACAGAGAGCAGTGGCAAGGACATTGAAAGCAGTTTTGGTTTGCTTAAGTAAAACTTCTTGAGCCATCCTAGTGAAAGTCTTGCTAACAACATCAAGACGAGCCTTACGGACATACTTGCGATCAAACGCAAGAGCGCTGTCCAAGGTGTAAGTCTGGAACTTGAGTTCGTTGTGAGCAGGAAAGACTTGACTATAAGGAAGCCCCCCAGCAACCTGTTGAGAATACACCTGAATGTAGTCCTCATCAGTGATATCGTGGAAAAGATCCAAAGGCAGAGATGGGTTGTCATCTTCTCCATAAGAAATTGTGCTATACAAATTTCCAATTGTAGGAGCGTTATTGATAACTTCCGATACTACAGGTCCGAGCAGTTCTGCAACCGCCGCCTGTGCCTCATAAGCTTCTTCACGATTATTAGATCCCATTGCTCTGATAAGAGCCAACTGATCTTCAGTTCTTTTGATTGTGATTTTCATGATCGTAAAATATTAGCAGTCAAGTTTTAAAATTGCATAAGCACCTGCGAAAGCATCGGTAGTGCCACCTTGAGATTCCCTTAAACCAGTCGCGATAAACTGACCAATACTATGAGTTACATGGTAGTGATGTTTAGCGTGAGTAGAATCGTGGAAACCAGTAATAGTTCCATTGAGGCTAGGAGCCGCAATTGAACCAACAGCAGGTAAGCCTAAAGCGTGTCCCTGTGCAGGACCAGCAAGACCTTTGGAGTTAATAGTAAAGATTCCTTTCGTAGCGATTGGAACAGCTTCACCAGAAACAACGCACTGGAGTTCCTCTTTCTTTTCTGGGTAATATAAAAGGTTTTCCCCATTCTCATCATTTGCACGAACATCGCGCAAAAGAATCCCTAATGCTTGTTCCCCAATACCTGTATTGTTCATTTTCTCTACTTTGTAGGGAACAGTTGGGTATAAGGACAAGCCGTTACCAAGAGTATTCAAATATGCATTTGAATCACCTCTTGTCGTATATTCGACAGGCTCTTCAGTCAGATTAGCGGATTTAATCTTGACAACAGAACCAGCCTCGCCCGTTTCCTTATCAAATGAGTAGAAGTTGATAACATCATTCTCATCATATTGACGGAACGGCAGTAAACGTGTAATTTCGTTAGCCATAATTTAATTGATTTTGTTTTTTTAATTAGAAACTTCTACTGAGAAGTTCTTCTTGAGTCTTTCGACAAAAGAAATCTGTTCGCTAGCTTCAGCGTTATTATTGGGGATAGAAGCCTCTGCTTCATCTCCTTCAACCTCAAGCTCTTCCTCTGGCTCCTCTTCGGCAGCTTCTTCCTCTTCAGGGTCATCCCCTTCTTCGCGGCTAGCTACTGCTTCGTCAATACGAGCCTTAATCTCTGCTTCTTTAGCTTCGATATTTGACTTAAGCTTGTGGGCAAAAATAACCTCAAGCTTTTCCTTGTAATTATTGAAATCTTCTTCAGAAGAACCGAGTTCCTTCACTTCTGCGGTAACTAAAGCAAGCTCTTTTTCATTAAGCTCGTAGTCACTATCAATGAAGTTCATGCGATCATTAAAAAGATCAACAGCAGCTTTTGCTTCTACTTCTCCCTTAAGTGCATCAAGTTCTTCTTTCGTCTGCTTAAAAGAGTCTTTTAACTCTTCAAGCTCTGCTTCAGCTTTTGCTTTAGCTTCCTTCTCAACGTCCATCTTGGCTGTCCAAGACTCGTTGTGTTCTACGAGAGTATCACGAATAGTCTCGCTAACAGTTTTAGCCTCAGAGCCTTCCTTCACTGCGGAAGCAACGCTCTTGGACAACTGAGTAATAAG